GCAGAAGATATGAAGAAGAAGGAAGAAGAAATGGAAAAGATGAAGGCTGCCCTTGATGCTGCAATCAACGAACTACAAGTTGCTAATGAAGCTTTAGCTGGTTATAAGATGAAAGAAGAAGAAATGGCCAAGAAAGAAAAGAAGATGAAAAGAATGGCCACTCTTCTTGAGAATGGCGTAACAGAAGAAGTAGCTAGTGCTACAGTTGAAAAATTTGAAACACTAGACGATGAAACATTCGCAAGTATGACATCTCTTTTAGCTTCTGTAAAGACCGTTCCACCAGCAGCAAGCATTGAAGATACTAAAGCAGAAGAAACTGAGGCAAAAACCGAAGATGTTTCGCTAGCTTTAGAAAATGTTGAGACTAATGATCAAGAGATTGATCTAAGTGTTGGTAGCGAAACAGAATCAGAAATGCAGAATACAAGAGCTGCCTTAGTTGACTTTGTTTGTATTAGACTAGGTAAAAAACTTAATAAGGGAGAGTAAAAATGGCTTTAAAATCAGATCGCGTTGAAGCATACACAGATATTTCGTTCTTCTGCAATGATGCATCAGCAGAGCGTGGTGTTGTTGTTGTACACAGTACTGGCGGTAGCGGCGTTGCTATGGACGATTCACTCGCCGTAGTAACAGTTTCTGCCTCACAGTCTGGCACAAAACCAGCAGGCTTATTGCTAAATGATGTTGTAAGTCTTGATCTTACAAGACAGCACGTCAATTGGCACAAAGACGAAGTTCAGACTGGCAGTAAGGTAACACTTCTTCGTCAAGGTCAAGTAACAACTAACATGGTTGTTTCTGGAGTCAATCCAGCCATCGGTGAAGATGCTTACTACGGTGCAAACGGTAAACTAACCAATGTTAGCACAAATAGTGTTAAAGTAGGTCGTTTCTTGAGCGTTAAAGATGCTGATGGTTACGTCAAAGTAGACATTAATATAACTTGATAAGGGAGAAAAACATGGCCAATAGAAAATTTGAACCCACACCAGAACTAACAGATCTTCTCGTTAAGTCTGGTTCGTTACACAAAGAGGAGGCATTAGCCGCAAATCATGAGTTTGCTAAGGCTCTTGAACTTCCACTTCGTCAAGGTGTCCTTAGTGGCAACATTCTAGATGACATTTTCGAGCCAATCGCATTGGCCCAAAGTGCCACTCCAGAGTTCCCATTAGACTTCCTTGCTCCAGGCACCGAGAAAGACTTCGTGGCTTATACCATCCCAAATCATGGTTATATTCCACAGAAGCATGTTGAGGGCGATTATGTCATGGTTCCAACCTATGACATTGGCGCTAGTATCGATTATCTTCTAAAGTATGCTCGCGACGCCCGCTGGGATGTTGTTGGTCGTGCTATGGAAGTTCTCGAAGCTCAATTTGTTAAGAAAATGAACGATGACGGCTGGCATACACTTCTTGCTGCTGGTGTTGATCGCAACATCGTAGTCTATGATACTGATGCCAATGACGGCCTATTCAGTAAGAGATTGGTAAGTCTCATGAAGACTGTAATGCGCAGAAACGGTGGCGGCAACTCCGCTAGTAACAACCGCGGTATGCTTACAGATCTTTATGTGAGTCCAGAAGCTATGGAAGACATCCGCAACTGGGGTCTAGACCAAATCGACGAAGTAACTCGTCGTGAAATCTATACCGCTGCTGACGGTACTCTTAACCGCGTCTTCGGTATTAATCTCCATGATCGTGACGAGCTTGGCGAAGGTCAACAATACCAGCTATTCTATAGCAACGTACTTGGTGGCACTCTCCCAGGCGACGAAACCTTCCAGAAGGTCGAGCTTGTTGTTGGTCTTGATCTACGCAAGAGAGACAGTTTCATAATGCCAGTTCGTCAAGAAGTTCAAATCTTCGAAGACGATACTCTTCATCGTCAAAAGAGAGCTGGTTTTTATGGCTGGGCCGAGCAAGGCTTTGCTGTTCTCGACAACCGCAGAGTACTACTTGGCGCTCTTTGATCCTCAGACTTTAACGCCAATAAAAGAAAGGTCAGCCGCAAGGCTGGCCTTTTTTTATAAACTTAGACCACGGTCTTATGGTGTATTTATATATATCTAGCATGTTTTCTCTAACTAAAAGGTTCAAATATGGGTTGGCAAGAACATCTTACTACTGTTGTTAGAGTTTTAATTAATGATCTAGACACACCATATGAATATAGCGACGAAAGAATATTACAAGTAATAGTTGTCGCAGCTAAATACGTTCAATTTGATGTTAATTTAGACTACGCTTATGCAATAGACATTATTAATCCTAATATTACTCCTGATCCAACTACCAATGGAGATGATATATTTTTAAGTCTCATTGGTCTTAAAGCCTCTTGTATTTTTGATCAAGGCACATTTAGAACCAAAGCAGCCCTAGAAGGTATTCGAACAGCACTTGGTCCAGCAAGCCTGAGTTTTGGAGGATCCTTATCTGGATGGCAGGCCATTATCGACCACGGAGCCTGCGCCCTATATGATGATCTTACTAGTCATTGGGATGTTAAAAACGCTACAGCATGGGCTGCTGTGTTATCTCCGTTTGTTAATAATAAATTTGATCCAAGATATCTTAATGTTGGTCCATTCAGAAATGTTGGCAATAATGATTTTTATTCATGAGATAAATTATGGCTTATCCAAATTTTGCTAATTTACAAAGTATTTATAATAATCAGATTGATTTATTATTGGCTTCTACTGGACTAACTACAGAATGTGTGTTTAATTATGGTGTTACCAATGTTGAGCTATGTCCCAATTGTATATATGATGTTAATTTAAAAAAATCTTCTGGTAAATATAAAACGGGTGGTCCAATATCTTTTGCTCTTGGTAAAATATGTCCATATTGTAATGGCTCTGGATCTACTGGCAGAACCCAAACAGATAACGGTTATTTGGCTATAATATGGGATTATAAAAAATGGATTAATCCACCACCACAGCTAGATAATCCAGACGGATATATACAAACCATATGTAGTAAAGATTATTTAGCGCAGATACGACGATGTAAAGATATGACAGTTATTTATCACACTAGTAATGCTAATCCTGTGTTTCAACTATACGGAGAACCCAATCCAGTAGGTTTGGGTGATAACAAATATTTAATTACTATGTGGAAAAAAACTGGTTTATATAGTCCTCCACCAACACCATCAACTAGTGTTACACCCACCCTCACAAGAACACCCACCCCAACAAGAACAGTATCGATAACACCATCTCTTAGTGCAACACCAACACCAACTCCTAGTCATAGTTAGCATCACTAATGAGACTATCTTTAAAACTAATAGAAAATAATGCAGACATAGCTGATAAAATACTTCAAGCTCTGTTGGTTGATGTTACAAACTACATGAATAGTGCGATACAGAATCTCAAAAGTCAATTACCTTCTATTATTAGACAAGGTATAGTTAATGCTCCAGAATATCAGTCTTTATTAAGTGGTGATTTACGGTACGAATTTGGTATACCTGATCCTGGTCCTAAATTAGCCGGTTTAATAGATATATGGGCCAATAATATTAATTATTCACAAATGAAGCCCATTGTGGCAAACGGCAAAATTAAGGCTATGTTTAGTGCTAGTACTATTAGAATAGACTATGCAGATGTGTTATATACTGATTATGCTTTAGTTATAGATAGTGCTCGTGGATATACTTTGCCATGGTTAGAGTGGCTATTATTAGAAGGAAATAAAACTATAGTTGATAAATATGAAGTTATTTTAGGCGCTAATCAATATTCTAGAACAGGCAATGCTCTTATGAAACCAAGCAATAATTCATGGAAAGTACCGTCTGTGTATAGTGGTACGGCTTCTGATAATTGGATCACAAGGGCCATAGATAGTGTATCTGATGATATAGAGAACCTGCTTAACAGGACATTTAAACTATGAGTAATTGTGACTATAATACCTGTTTTAAGGGAATCAACAACATATCAGAGGATCTTCTACTTAATATAGTAGAAGCTAATTTTAAGATGTATTTTGATTGGTCTTTTTTAAATATTGGAGCTTGGTTTGATGCTAAAATATCCAATTCCACACTCTACGGCATCAACTATCCTTATAGATTAATACCCGTGAATGATCCTGCATATGCAGATGGTCGAGTGTGGCAAGGAATAAGAAAAGATTGGGTTTGGGAATCCTCAGCGACCTACGGAGAAACATCACCCACCGTCGTATCTTCTGCACTAATTAATGGGACTACAACAGTTAATAAATCTGGTAATTTCAGTGTTAACTATCCATTAGGTAGAATAATATTTAATTCACCTATTTCATTATCTTCAACAGTTGATGTTGAACACAGTTATAGATTTGTACAAACACACAGAGCATCAGAAAGTCCATGGTTTAATATATTACAATATCAGTCATTTAAAACTTCTAATGTTGATATACAAAGATCCGAAGATGGAGAGTGGTCCATAGGAGCTAATCATAGAATACAACTACCCGCTATAGTTATAGAATCGGTACCACGATCACGATCACGACCATATGAATTAGGTAATTCTCTATTGTGGCTGGAACAAGATATTGCTTTTTATGTATATGCTGAAACTAAAAATGACCGTAATAAGCTTTTAGATATCATAAGATTACAACAAGACTTAACCATTCAGTTATATGATACAAACATAGTTGCACAAAACGACGTTTTTCCATTAGACTATAATGGCGATATTAAAAATAGTCCATTAATGTATCCAGATATTGTACAAACTTATCCTTGGAGAAAATGCTTTATTAAGAATATTAATTTATTCGAAATTGATAGTCCTCATCCTAGTTTTCATCAAGGGATGGCGCGAGCTACAGTCGAGATAATTTCAAGTTGATTTTATCTTTTTAGTGTATCTTAAATAAGATCAATATACCACCATAGGCATATTTAACCTAAATCTAAAATTACAGTGGAGATTAATTATGGCCAATAATCGTATTTATTATGCAATTCAACAGGTTGTGCTAGGTCAAGCCGCTGGAACACTTAACACAGATAAGTTACCAGTTCACGGCCTTCAAACTGTTGGCATCACAACAAATTTTAATCTAGAACAAGTGTTCGAGATGGGACAATTGGCCATTTATCAGAACGTTGAGAATGTTCCTGATGTTGAGGTTACTCTTAATAAGGTTCTAGACGGCTATCCAATTGTTTACGTTATTGCCACAGAAAAAGGATCTAGTATTGCTACTGGTTTAACCGCTGTTAATCCCACAATTCCAGGTCGCCAAAACGCTCGTTGTGATATGCAACTCGCAGTTTTCAATGATACCAACGTTAGTTCCAGCGGCACATCTATCTCAGCACTAACATGCTCAGGCATGTATGTCAGCAGTGTAAGCTATACATTTCCAGTAGATGGTAATTTTACAGAAGATGTAACATTAGTTGGTAATAATAAGGTATGGGGCGGCACTCTCACAGGAGCATTTAATAATACAGACGCTCCTATCGCTGCTCAAGGCGTTGCTCGCAGACAGTTCCTTAACATGGCAAATTGCCGCTTCCCAACACAAATCCCAGGCATTAGTGCCAGCGGAACAAATGATGCGCTTGGTGGTGGTAGCGGATTTGCTGTACACTTCCAAAATATCACAGTTAGTTGTGATTTTGGTCGTGAAGCTATCCAAGAACTAGGTACATTTGCTCCTTATCATCGTTATGTAACATTCCCAGTCGAAGTAACATCAGAGTTTGAAGTTGTTGCTGTGACAGGAGATATGATCAACGCGACAGAAAGTGGATATTACGCTGGTCTTACTGGTACAACAGTAGCAGATGTTAATACTCCACAATGCAGTGGTCGCCATAATCTTCTTGATCAAACCATATTCCTTGAGACTTGCGAAGGTACAAGAATTTATCTTGGCACCAAGAGCAAACTTACCAGTGTTAACTATACAGGTGGTGATACTGGTGGTGGTAACGTTAGTGTAACATATAGTTATCAGACATTTAATGACTTCGTGGTTGCACACAGCGGTGGCAACTTCTACAGTCAACTTGCTGGTAGCACATATACCCCAGCCTAGTTTCTAGGCTGGTTCGTATTAGAAGACAACGGAATGATTGTATAGGATTATGGATCAAAGAACAGTCGGAATATATCTATCACGCATACTATCTGGATTTTACCTCTTTATATATAGTGGTAAAAAATATAAATTAATTTATCCAGATATTACTATTAAATATGAGGCAGATCTTTATGCTCAACAAGAGTGTGAGTATAACAGATTCAACGACTGGATTACTGACGATTCTATTGTTGATACATTGGTCGCTATGGGCCTATGGACATATAATGGAGATGATAATCTTAAAAATCTTGAAAAACAAATAGAAGACACAAAAGTAGACCTATACAAGAGTTTTCTTAATCCTGCTAAGCTTAAAAGTTTACGTAAAACTTTATCAAACATAAACGGTGCTTATAATAGACAGTTTGCTATTAGACATAGTTTAGATCAATGTACAGCATATGGATATAGCCAAATTATAAAAAATCAATATTTATTAATTCATAGTTTATATGATGAAAATAATAATTTAGTTTTTAAATCCCAAAATGATGTAGACTATGATCTATTGACAAGATTATCTGATTTTATAGGTAATGATTCTATAGATATTAAAACATATAGAATAATAGCAAGAAGTGATCAGTGGAGAAATTATTGGTCAGCTAATAAAGATCATCTATTTGATAAAGCTACAATTAATTGGACAGATGAACAAAAGACTTTAGTTGTATTAACAAAAATGTATGATAGCGCTTATGAGCATCCTGAATGTCCTCCTGATAATGTAATAGAAGATGATGATCTTTTTGATGGTTGGATGATTCATCAACGCAGAGAAAGCGAAAAGAATAAAAATAAAAATCGCACAGAAAAAATATTAGAGGGTAAAAAATTAGATAAAGCTGGAGAAGTATTTATAATGGCTAATTCACAAGAAGAGGCCCAGAATATTTATAACTTGAATGATAATACATCAAGACATATTATAAGGGAAAGAAATACTGTTATTCAGTCTAATTCGGATATGATTGATAATACCAAGTTACCAGATGTACAAAGAACGATTGTACAGCAAAGTAATGAAATATTTAAAAATAGGAAATAAAACATGGACTCAACTCAAAAAGCTATATTAACTAAAAGATTTCAAACAACTATGATCGGCGCCTTATTTGAATTTGAAAAAACATTTGGTTATTTATGGGGTCAAAATAAAAATGACGAAGATCTAACAGATAATGAATTAGATTTTTTGGATCGTTGGGATTTTGTAAGAAATCAGATACTCAATAATGGCAACAATCAACTGCGCAAAGCCATATCTGATCTTGATATAGCAGCCGGAAATTCTCTCAAATATAACTACCGTTTTAACAACAAGAAAGAGGACTAAATATGTTAACCAGATCATTTTCTGCAACTATTAATGATAAGGAAGTTTCACTATTTGTTAGAGCACCATCTCTACAAGATCAAAGAGAAGCTACAAAAGTTTATAATCAAAGCTTTAGTGAAGCATTAAAAGCTAAAGCTGTAGTTAGAGCCAAACTAGATGATGTACTTATGGAACAGGGCTTATGGGATGCCAATAAGCAAGCCCAGTTCACCAAACTACAAACCGATATTCTAGAAGGTGAACGTAAATTGGCCAAGGGCGGTATTTCTATTTTAGAGGCTAAAAAAGTCGCATTAAATATGAAAAAGAGCAGAGATGATTTGCGCGATTTAATAGCAGTTAAGACTAATTTAGATACCCATACTGCTGAAGGACAAGCAGATAATGCTAGATTTAACTACTTAGTTTCTGCTTGCACGGTGTATACTGATACTAAAGAGCAGTATTTTAAGAATTACGAAGATTACTTAAATAGGTCATCCGACCCAGTAGCAATATTGGCTGCTCAAAACTTGGCTGGTATGCTTTATGGTCTAGAAAACGACTATGAATCAAAATTACCAGAAAACAAGTTTTTGAAGCAGTATAAGTTCGTTGATGATAAATTAAGACTAATTAATAAAGATGGTCATTTGGTAGATGATGATGGTCGATTAGTAGATGAAAATGGCAGATATGTTAATGATAAGGGAGAGTTTATTGATAAAGATGGTAATCCTGTAGATAATCAGGGTGATTATTTATTAGATTTCCAGCCGTTTTTAGATGAAAATGGTCAACCAATCATACTGGATGCTGAGAATAGGAATGATAACACTACTAAGGAAATACCATCTAGCACTTCATCAGACAATTGATTGTTATTCCATATTATATACTAATATATCCCCAAGCGGCTCAAACTGCTCTGGGGATATTTTTTTAGAAAGTAATTAATCACTATGGCAAGAGCGTTTAATCTTACCGCAGAAATTAATTTAAGAGGACCGTCTAATATCAGAACTGTGGTCGCTGATATTCGTCGCCAGCTTGGTAGTGTTGATGTTAATATTAATCCTCGAATTAATCCAGCTAGTATTCGTAATATTACAACTATGAATACTGCATTAAGGGCGCTTAATGGCACTTTATCAATTACCAGCACAAACGCTAATGCTGTAAGCGATGCTTTGCGTAATTTGGGACAGTCTTTTAATAATGTTATTGGACGCAACACACAGCAGGGCTTGAATAATGCTGGTCAAAACATTAATAATGTTGGAAATAATGCTGGTAGAGCAGCCACACAAATGCAAGAGTTCGGTAGACAGTCTGCTTTAGCTGTACGAAGATTTGCTGCTTTTACGGTTGTGACTAGCAGCATATATGCTTTTACTGGAGCCTTGCGTCAAGGCATCTCGGATTTTATTGCTTTCGATAAAGAGTTTGTTAGATTACAACAGGTAACAGGTGAGTCCGCTAAAGGACTTCAAGGACTGTCTGATCAAATTACAAAGCTTGCAACATCTCTTGGTGTTAGCTCATCAGAATTAACAACGGTAGCTGTTACTCTTGCTCAGGCCGGTCTTAGCGCAGCAGACACTAGAAGAGCTCTTGAAGCTCTAGCAAAAAGTAGTTTAGCACCATCGTTCGACGATATGAATCAAACTGTCGAAGGTAGTATCGCGTTGATGAGACAGTTCGGTATCGGCGCAGGAGACCTAGAGTCTGCTTTAGGTAGTGTTAATGCTGTGGCTGCTCAGTTTGCTGTTGAAGCTAGTGACTTAATTGTTGCTATTCAGCGTACCGGTGGTGTGTTTGCCACAGCTAGTAAAGGCGTTAGTGAAGGTACAGACGCATTAAATGAATTCTTGGCTATCTTCACCAGTGTTCGTGCCACAACTCGTGAAAGTGCTGAAACTATTGCCACTGGTTTAAGAACTATTTTCACACGTATTCAAAGAGCAGAAACTATTCAGGCTCTAGAAAGATTCGGAGTAACATTAACTGATCTAGAGGGTAAGTTCGTTGGTCCATATGAAGCAGTAAAGAGACTAAGTGAGGGTTTAAGTAGATTAGATCCAAGAGATTTGCAGTTTAGTCAGATCGTTGAAGAACTTGGTGGATTCCGCCAGATTGGTAAGGTTATTCCTCTTATCCAACAGTTCGCCGTTGCTCAACAAGCTTTAAAAACCGCTCAAACAGGACAAGCATCATTAAGTAAAGATGCTGCCACAGCACAACTTTCTATTGCTAATCAAATAGCTAAAGTGAGAGAAGAGTTCACGGCGCTCGTTCGTAGTATTGGTGAAAGTGATAGTTTTAGAAGTTTCGTAAGTCTATCATTACAACTAGCAAGCGCACTTATCAAACTCGCAGATGCTGCTAAGATCGTACTACCAGCATTAACAGCTCTTGCAACAATCAGAGGATTATCTGCCTTAATAGAGTTTGGTACTGGTTTTGCTGGAGCATTTGGTGCTGCTGGCGGAGCGAGAGGATTAGGTCAAAGATTAGGCGGTGGAAGAAGATTTGCTAGTGGTGGTTTAGTACCGGGATCCGGTAATAGAGATACTGTATCAGCAATGCTAACCCCCGGAGAGTTTGTAATTAGAAAAAAAGCAGTTTCAGCTATTGGAGTGAATAATCTTCATAAAATGAATAGATATGCTGGAGGAGGCACAGCTAAAAAGAAGAGTGCTCAAAAACCAACTAATTTACCTGAATCCGGACCCACAGAATTCACCCATATATCACTAAGCTCTCCAGTTATTCCAAAAAAATTACAACAGTGGGCTAAATCAAATAATATTGGACAAATATCAAGACTATATACAAATATGGGATTAGATTTACCTAAAACCTGGAATAGAAATTGGGCTATTCACAAAAAAGATAATTATGGAGCATACTCAGATATAGTATCAAATTACATTAAAAAAAAGGATGTTTTTAAAACACTGAAACAATCTAATAGAATTTATAGATTCACTGGACGCTCCAAATCTCCCGAAGCAGCTATACTAGGAGATAATCACGAAGAAATTAGATCTGTATTATCAAAAAAGATTACTAAAAATAAGTTTTTCGATACAGATCCTGACGTTGACGCAATACTGCCAGGTTCGCTTAAGAAATCAATAGAACAGGTTTTAGATCAAGATGCTATTAAAGCACAAACTTTAATCAAAGGTTTTGAGCAAGTAAGCGCTTACAAAGTAGAAGGACAGCCGGATAGAAAAAAAATCACCACCTCAATGAGAAGTATGCTAAAAAATTCGGGTGGGTTCATAAAAAGATTTGCTACGGGAGGATTGGCCAAAGCTCCACTAGTTGATGATATTCTACAAGCTTCTGGAAGCATATTACCAAAACCATCGGATGCTATTCAAGCCCTCATTAATGCTGGAGGAGGAGCTGTTGATGTTGACAGAACACTAAAAAGAACACTTGGAGATAAAGCTTATTCCAGCGCAAAATCAGGAGACGCTAAAAACCAAGTATTGTCTCGCTATTTTAGAAACGATCAACAAAGACTAGAGGATATACAATCTTCACCACTAACAGCTTTTGGTAAAGAATTATTAGAGTCTATAAAGTCTAAAAAACTAGATCCCAAAACCTTAAGCATTATTAGTAAGTCTCGTAGAACACGAGGCGTTCCAGAATATTTAAGTCAACTTTTTGGCATCCCAGTTCAAAATATGGTATTTACTCAAGGCGGAGATAAGCAGCCCGCTATGGATGCTATTAGGTCTAAGGGTCCAAGAGCAAACAGGGTCTCTAGATTTGCTCTTGGCGGACTGGTACAAAGATTTGCACAAAAGGGGACTGGTTCGTACAGATCTGGTACTGTTAAGCCATTAACTCCAGAAGAACAATCCGAACTATCTGGCTTGCTTAGTCTAGAAAAAAGATGGCAAGACTCGGGACAAAAACTAAGAGCATTTACATCCGATAAACAATCTAGATTATCCCAACTTAAGTCTCGTAAAGCATTAGGTGGCGCGCAATCAGACGAAATTATTAATGGAATAAAGCTATCTAAAACATTCGGCGTTTCATTTTTAGAGGGTGGAGTACCAGATATCTCTGCTACCATAAGCGATGTATTGGCTAGAGGTAATGCTACTGGCGTAGACAAGCTTAGGGCATTTATCGGGAATAAACAAAAGGCTAGAGGAGCTAGAATAACAACAGATGGTAAAAGTAGTACTTTATCTCCAGGAGGTAAAGATATTTTTGATAGACAAATTATGAATGGATTACCAGATCTATTTGATAATGCAGTAGCCGTTTTGCCAGAGCCACTAAGACCCGGAAGAGGGCAAGTATCAACAGATCAACTAATAAGCTCCTCTGCCAAACAAGCGATAAAGGGCTATTTTTTTGAAGCCTTTATTAGAAGAGCTAGTCAAAATCTATTATCAGATAATGACACAACAGACGCAATTTTTGATTTTACTGGTGCTGGCAACAAGGAGGTATTAGGACCGCTATTTGGAGGTAGATTTGTGACGCCAAATGAATTTAAGGTATCTCCCACTCCTGAAAATATTGCTAATGCTATTTCCAAAGCCATAGCTATTAGTTCGCCATCAGCACTCCAATACTTTAATAGTGGAGGTAGTGTAGAGGACACGGTTCCAGCACTATTAACTCCCGGTGAGTTTGTTATTAATAAAAAAGCTGCTCAGAGAATAGGATCGTCAAGATTACATCAATTAAATAGAGCTGACAAAGTACAAGGATTTAATAAGGGTGGTATGGTTGATGGATTACAAACATTCGCTAATGGTGGTGGAGTTCAGAAGTTTTTTGTTGGTGGTGTGGTTGCTGGTTTAACACGACTTGGACCAGTATTAGTCAAAGCTTTTACTGCTTTAAGTAGCACAGTAACCAAACTTGGTACAAATATTACTGGCGTTACTAGGAATTTAACTACTGCTTCTAGAAATGTTCAACAAACAGGATTAATTCCATCAGGATCTGCTGGGCGTAATTTAATGAGACAAGCACGGGCTGCTAGAGCAGAAGGATTGAGTGGCCAAGCATTTAGAAATAGAATGGGTGGTCGCGGAGGCATGGGTGGGTTGGGTGGTTTTGTTGCATTAACAGCTGGTGGTGCGGCTATAGAAGGTGCTTCTTCATTGCGTGGTGGAGAATCTACTACATCCGGTAGGATGATTAGTAATATGGGTGGAGATGCTCTCAATTATGGTAGTATAGGAGCCACAATAGGTTCATTTTTTGGTCCGTGGGGTACTGCTATCGGAGGAGCGGCTGGCGCTTTAGTAGGACTAACAACTGGTTTTTTTAAGGCTCAAAAGGCAGCAGAAGAATTTGCTGAAAAAACAAGACAGGCTAAGATTGAAAAATCTAGCGAGTCAATATCTACACAATTAGATCAATTCTTAAAAAATCCAGAGGCCAATACACAAGATCTTAATGTTGGTATGGCTGAGATTTTTACAGAGTTAAAGACATTGGCAGCCCAAGAAGCAGAGAAAAATCTTTCCAAAGAATCGTTAAGAACAAAGACCGCAACAGAAATTGTGACCACTCAAAAGGCTGGATCAGAATCTGCTACACGTATTTTAGAAGCAGCAATGGGTAAAACAGGCAAAACACTTGATGAAGTGTCTGCTAGTATAGATCCTAAAACATTCAGAATATTAACACAACAAATAGCTCAAGTTAGTCCAGAATATATTGCTAAATGGCAAGAGTTAGCGAATGAAACAGATCCAGAAAGACAAAAGGCTCTTAATGCTGAATTAGATGATATTAGAATGAAATACTCTCGCGTAGCCCTAGCCGCTAAAGAAAACGAGACTATAGAAAAACGAAGGGCTGACGAAGCGGCAAAGATTGTTAAAGAAATTGATAAAACCCTGGATATTTATCGTCGAGCCAACGCCTATGCTGATAAGTATGCTGCTAGTTTAGAAAGACTAATCAAAGCCACAGATGCTAGAACTAATGATTTTAGTAATGCTCCAAAAGTTCAAGACATTGATAGAAAAAATGAAGAAGTATTAGGAAATCTATCAGCATTTTCTTTTAAAGAAGTTAGAGCTGCTGCTGGCGGCGTTGCTGGATTGGCTGGTGGTAGTCCCGAGGCCAAAGCATTAGCAGATCAAGCGGTAGCATCAAAAATTTTAGCTGATCAATTACCGGCTCTTGTGAAGAGTACAGATATTACAAATAGAAATCAGATCAAAGATAATTTAACTGGACTATTTCAAGCACAGGGTATCAATATTGAAACTCCAGAAATTGCTAAGGTTCTAAATGATGTTGGTAATAGATTAGAAAAATCTGCGAGCGATACTGATGTTGATAAATTAACTAAGGAATTAGAAGATACTGTTATTAGTGAATTATCTAAAACAGCTCAAGAAGGCTCACAACTCCTGCAAAAACTAGCCAAAACCTATAACGATACTTTACAAGAAAGTATTAATCTACAAAACCAATATAATGAAGCGATGGGTAGATCCAATGAATATATGCGTAAAGCTGGAGTAATTAGATTAAATGCTGAATTAGATCTGGCTAAGGCTTTAGGAAATAGTCCCACACTACAACAACTTAACGAGCCTTTTGAGTTTGAAATTAAAGATCTTACTAGAGGACTGCGTGATGTTGGTGGATTAACAGCAAATCAAGCTATGGATCCTGCTGCTATTGGATTAGCCATGATGAGAACTAGTAAAGAAAATGCTAGATTAGAAGCTGAAAATGCGGCTAATCTTGAAAAAGCTAGTGGGTTGGGCGCTGATGAGGCAGGCAATAGACAACGAGCAGAATTAGCCGCTGCTAATCTCAACAATGTGGCAGCGTTAGGTAAAAATAAGCTAGCATTAGACGAAGGCCGTCAAGCATTAGAAAAATTAGCTAATGATGGAACAAAAGCAGCAAATGCATTAGCTAAAATTCAAGAAGAACAACAAAAGGTTGAAGGTTTTGGTAATTTCTTACAAAAGATTGCTACGGCAGACTTTGATCAGCTTTTTCAAATGAATCGTGAGAGTTCCGCTCTGGCTGCTGCTAGAGAGAGTGGACCAGAATTCATGAGAAATGTTGAAAATAGACAATTAGCCTTTGCTGGTTTGGAAGCTCAACGAGAACTATACAGTCCACAAGAATTTGCAAATATACGCGCTGATCTTTTAACTAAGTTTTATGAATCTCAAGGATTCCAGGGACAAGATTTTGTACCAAAACTTGGTATGACATTAGAAAAAGCAATGGAAAGAATTCGTGGCAGAGTATCAGAAGAAGATCCTAATGTTATAGCTTATAGAGAAGCGGTTAATGAACAAATTAAAGCTAATGAAATTCTAGGATTACTCAATAAACAACAAGCTTTAATTATTCAAGAATCAATGATAGATTTACAAGTATTTTTAGCTAAAGATTTTCCAAATATTTTAACTCAAGCATTAAGAGACGCCGTTACTGATGCTAATGCTGCTAATCCTAAGAATTTACCCGTAGCAGTTCCTGCTCCCGGTGTTGCTGCGCCGCCAGCCGTCGCTGCTCCTGCTGCCGCTGCTGCTGCTGGTGCGGCTCCTAAACCCGTTGCTGGCGCCGGTCCCGCACCACTAAATGTTAGGGAACAACAAGCCTTACGAGACTTTGCAGCAAAAGAAGAACAGAGGCTAGCAGAATTAGAGGCAAAAGACAAAGCTGGTACATTACAAGATAATGAGCAGGGAGAACTTAAAGATTTACGTCGAGGACGAGCTTTTGCTGAAGCATTTAATAATACTTTACCAGCACCACCGGCACCAGGAACTGGCGGAGTATTAGATAGATTAAATGCTGAAAGAGCACAATTAGAAGCACAAAGGCTCTCTATACAAAAACAAACCGAAGAGAAAATGATAAACACGCAAGAAGCCCAAAAGCCAAATAGAGCCATTCAAGGCGTTACCGCCCAAGCTGTAGTACAAGCCAATGCACAAGCCGCTCAGGCAGTAAACACTAAACAAACCTTTGTGGAAGGTGAAAACTATATTACCAGAGCCGAAAAACAATATGCCCCAACAGCAGAACGTAAAGCTTTTGTTCAACAAGAATTAATAGCAGCCAGAAAACGACAAAGACTAGGACAAAAACTACCAACAGATGATAGTGTTATTAGTGCTAGTAGTTTTGAATTACAAAATATTGCTCAAGCAGAAAAAGCTCAAAAACGTAAAGATTATTTATTAAGCCAAAATCCATTAACAAGAAAACGCTTATTTACACAAGCAGAAAGAGAATCAGGATTAGCGGACGAATTGGCAAATGCACCACAAGTAAAGAGTGAGAGTAAGCCATTAACCCAATATCAACAATCAAAATTATCTCGCCGTCAAGCAGCAGCATCAAGATATCGACCAGAAGTGGCCCGCAGAATGTTTTCTGATTTGTATAAAATATCAGAGAATACTCCAACAACCTCAGTGACACAAACACCGTCTGGAACACCACAGGTGGTTCCATCCACAGTAGCGCCACCACAAACTGGTAACCAAGTAATACCCACTACAGGTGGACCAACAGGAGGAAATGGTTTCCAAATTCAACTAGACCCAAATGCTCAAGCATTTTTAGATTCGTTATCATCTACCTTTAGTACTTTCAACACTTATATAGATAAGCTATCAGCAGTAGCGGCTACTATACCTCCTAAAATTGAACTTACTGGTAGTTATGTATTAGATGTTCAAATTAGTGGCGCGGCAGCATTTGAGGCTCTAGAAAAACGCATGAAAGAACTAGCAGTATCACTAGTAGAACCTAAACTAGCAGCATTGAGAGATGAAGTGTCTGCCATAACAGGAGGACAAGTAAAATCAAGCGCTAGTATGGGTTCACCTTCTAGTGGAGCAACTAGCTCACAAGGAGAATAAAGGAAAATATTATGCCAGGATATTTAGCAACAACCGAAGTTTATTACTGTAAGGGTAATGCTTCGCCAACATCATCAGATAGAATTGCTCCGGCCCCTAATGTTACTATTAGTCCAGAAATTTATTATAGTAATGATAATCCAATTGGATATACATATACTGTAACTCTCAATGGATACGCCAATGCTCTGCGCAAAGAAGTAAATGTTGGCTCTGTTGATTATGGATTAGAACCAACCGTTGAACATATGGGTGATATTAGAGAAATTTTTAGTTTTAATGGTGGAGATCTTTATATAAAACAGGATGGTACTACTATTATTAAGGCTAAAGGCGCCACGATAAAGAATATAGAGTTTAATGTATCAAATAATCATTGGGTTAATTACGCTCCATTTGTTATAGAGATTGAATTTAATGAGGTTGATTTTATAGGATGCGATAATAATGCGATGATCTCATGCTCTAGTAGTATTTTCCATCAGGGCGCATCTCAGATAATTATTAGTGATAATTTAATAGACATAACTGATCATAAAATTAAAGAATTTAGTGATAAATGGTCATTTACTATTGATAATAGAATTTATGATAATTATAATACAACATATAACAATATCTTTGAAGTCTCATATACAATATCAGCAACCGGTAAAAACTATTATGTAAATAATAATTTAGTACCAGCATGGCAACAAGCCAAATTATTTGTACAAAAACGATTACACGACCAGGTTTTGAGTTTAGTTAATGGGTGTTTACAAATAGAGACCAATAATGACAGTGCGTGTGATGCTACCAAAGATTTAGCGACCATTCATGACGTAGATTCTAGCGGTGGTTTATTAGCAGGATTTAAAGATGGCAATACGAATGGTGTTGGTATATATTATAATGTTTATAACGAACAAATAACATGTAATGCATCAGAATCAGAAGGATCATTTTCTTTAACATATACTGCGATTGTGAAAAAAAACAATCTAGCACTATCTCCAGTAGCAAATGCGGCTACACATACATATACTAAAGATATTAATATTACTAATGACACCAAAACTAATACCACAATTACCATCAAAGGAACAGTTCAAGGATTGATTAGAGGTGGTTTTTTGCAATTTAAAGGCAATAATTTTATATTACCAGATAGTGGGTCTTTTATCACAGCAGCAGATGGTGGCGAAACTAAATATAGTAATGCTTTATCTTATTTTACAACATCGATTGGTAGTACCAGCGATTTACTTGGTAGTTTTAAAACCCAAGTTTCTTTATCAAAAGCCGAGTTGCTTATTAAAGGCGCGTCTGGTTTTCCACTACCATCATCTTATGTTATAGAGCATAATTATAATGAAGGTAGTATCACATATACCGCAATATACGAAACATCAAACACAAGAGCAAGAGAGTTAGGGTATACGAATATTTCTATTGTAAGAAATGATCCTGTAGATATAATTCAAGAATTTGTTGTGCCAGGAAGACTAAATGGGCCGATTATCCAAAAATTAAACATGAAAACAGCACGCACAATCAGTATCACAATAGACGGTCGATCAAAAGATAACAAATCTTGTGTACCACCATCAATATGTGATGCTTTACCAGTATTCAATATTCCTCAATTTGATGCTTTATTAGCGGAAAGTGCGTCTTATATTAAAACCAGAGAAGACTATACTTCAAATAAGATTGACGGATCGTTCAGTATTTCACTAGAGTATACTGCTAAAGGATAAATATGAGTACTTATTCACCAGATGTAAAAATGTACTATGGCCCAATAGATGCTGATCATAGACTAGTACCAGCACCGGATATGTCTATTCGCCTAGAATATCAATATAGTAACGATACAATTATTGGTTATTCATATATTGTTACATTAACAGGCACTATAACAGCATTAGATTTAAGAGATTTAAATTATGGAGATCCTATACCCACAAACCAACCATACGGATTAGGCGCAGTAGCTGATCATATTCATAAACTTCGTAAAATACTAACTCAAAATGGTAATATATTACAGGTGGTTCATGGTGATACGGAAGATATTATTCTTAAAGCAAAAGGCGGCTTATTAAGATCATTAAGTTTTGATGAATCTCCTAATAATTGGCGAGATTATGCCTCGTTTACAGCAACAATCGAATTTAATTTAATAGATTTTGGATCCTCAACAGAAGATTGTGGGTCTTTATTTCTTGATTCTACAACACACACACCCGGTACTGCGGGTATTGTGGATATTAATAAATTTAAAATCAAAAATTTCGAAGATAGCTGGAATATTTCTTTTGATGATACCACACCATACGATATGCTAAAAAATAATGATTTGGGTACTAATATGAATATTAACAATCATAGTTTTAATATTCAATATTCAATCTCAGCAACCGGCAAACATTTTTTTGATTATACAGATGAAGAAACAGGAGTCTCAAGCTTATTACCAGCATGGGAACAGGCTAAAAATTTTGTACAATATCGACTATACGAGCAAGTGACAAATTTGTTAAACGGCGTGTTAAAAAATACATACGCAAACGGTTGTACCAGTAGCGATAATTTATCTAATATAAATATTCCTGGTAGTAGTTCTGGTGGTTTATTATCTAATTTAGGCGATGCTAATTATAAAATATATAATGAAATTATAAGTTGCGAAGCATCGGAATCTGATGGAACTTTTTCGGCCACATACAATGCCGTAGTGATGACAACAAAAGGACACAATTTTTGGACAGGAGATGGAGTTAAACATACAGTAAATAAAAGTATTAATAAGTCTTATGATGGTGATACTCCTATTACTAATATTAGTATAAATGGTACTCTAGAAGGCATGATAGAGGGTGGTATTATACAAAGTAATATTCCTCTTCAACTACCATCGAAAGGTTCTTTTTTAATATCTAATAGTAGTGGATTAACAAAATATGATAATGCTAAAATTGTATTAGATAAAATTTATAATAGTAGTGATTATAATAGTGGGATTGGTAGTGGAGGTAAAAGAGATTTAAAACCGGCATTTAAAAGCGCTATTGGCCTAACAACAGACGAATTAGATGCACCACCATCTATGGATGATCCTGTGCCAGATCCTCCTCACCCCGTTTCTTTTAACTTGACACACGACTATATTGGGGGTACTATTAATTATTCTATAGAATATAGTAGTAATGCGTCTTGTGGCAAAAAATATAATGAAATTAGTATTCAAACAACTAATCCAACAAAAGTTATCGCAACATTTAATAGACCAAATAGTGGTTCTTGCCCTATTATTCAAGAACTGGGAACTTTTACTGCTAAAACAGTATCTGTTACAATATCAGGAAGAGATGAGAGCGAAACTGGACAACCAACCACGCTATCTTTGGCTACGGAACTTGCTAATGCTAACCCAGGATGTTTTTCAACAGGATACTTGCCCATACCATTACCTAACGTTGGTGACAACCACATTTTAACACAACAACAATATACTAAAAATCCAATAGATGGAACTTTTACTGTTAACTTAACATATATTTGTGGCACATCAGGATGCTCTTAAGGAATTAATATGTCAGATATCATTACTCAGCCAATAAAATTTTTAGGAGCCACAGTAGTGTCTTTTAATTCCTCTCTGGGATTAGGAGCAACAGAGAGTAGTCTCAATGTTGATCTTGTGGAAGATTGTGAGGCTAGTCCACCAGATTATTTTTTACCAAAAGATGGTAGCGTAATAGTTGGCGCCCCAGTTTATTTACAAGCCGGAGACTTTAGTTTTGGAGGCGTTCTCACAGGATGGTCTTATAGTCAAGGTAGTTCTGGACGTACCTATAATGCAAAGATTGTTGATCCAAGACAACTTCTAGAGAATACAGTAGTGATAGTAGATTCATATCTAGGTAATCCTGTACAAGCTATTAATTATTTTAATGCTTATGCATATTATGAGAGTCAAGTATTACAGGGAAACTGTAATGTTTTTGGATCGTCTCGTGGTAACGAGAAGGGTATGCCATATCAAAAAATTGTTCAAGCTCTTACTGGTATGAACCCAACTATTTATTCTCCAACAGGATATCAATATACTATTGATTTTTCGTCTTTTCCGCAGGGCTTACCAGAATATTATAGGGTTGCTGGACCATCAATTAGCTTATTACAGATATTACAAGACGTTTGTGATGTTTTAGGTTATGAGTTTTTTGTTTCGTTGGTTTCTGGAAATATTATTACTATTGGATTAATAAACTTAAGATCTCAACCTGGTAGTTTTGCTAATATTATATCAGCATATGATGGAATTGCTACAGACATCTCATATGGACAAGAACTGAGAAATGAAACCACAAAAAGCGTATTGTTTGGAGAAAAACAACACTATCTAAGTAAAGTTACTAAATTTAATCACTTTTTTGGTGAAGATTTTATAGGTGGAACTTATGTCCCCGTGACACCATATAAATATGACGAGTGTGGTTTTTGGATTAGTAAAACAATTGATACTCTTAATTTAACACTAACAACTCCTTTTCCTACTAATGGACCATATACTATTCATGAGCTAGATATTCGGGCTGCTATGGCTTCTCAAGATATTTGGAAAAAAAGAGTTATGAATCCTCAAATAGGTGGCGCTGGAACTTTGAATGAAGCAATAAGAAACAACTGGCCAAAAGTAGTAGACGATCAAGCAAAAAGAGCCCTAAAAGGAGAAATACAAAAACCTCGTGGCGTTAATGACGCTATGAATCAGCCTAATCGCGCTAATATGGAAGCTAATAAACCTGAAGTGTTAGAAGATCTGGAAAAGATATGGGCATTTATAAAAAATCTTGGAGACACCTTTTATGGTAAACAATTTATTACTCCACTTAATCAATTAATTTGTTATTATCAAAATCCTGATTCTGCTGTTGCAGAAAAAATATTTACTGATGTTCCTACTAATGCTGGTGGTTGGGTAGATGAGGGAATTTCTGTATTGGGCTTAACAGATCCCGAATTAGGATTATTCAGAGAGGATGATGGTAGGATAACGTGTTTTGCGCTGTTTAATATAGACGGTAGTGTACCATACGGTCCAGATACCGAAGGTCAATCCTTTTATGGTTTTCAAGGCGACATTAATCCTCCACCGAATCCAATAGCATAAGAAGGACACTAATATGGCTGGCATTGATTGTGGAAAACTTGATATTTCTAAACTATCTGACGAAGAAATTATAGCCACTAATGATAGCGTATGGATGAAGGCGGAAGTAGATGAAAAAATTTATATCTGGAACAATACTCCTAATGTTGTTGTTAAATTTGGAGATGCGTGTTTTCAAACAATTTGTGAGGATTATCAAAGCATAATTAGATCTTTGCTTTTTACTAGTACTGGATTACAACCTCAAGATGCTAGTGGTAGCAATGTTAATTCAGAGAATTCTAGAAATTTTCAACCAAAAACAGTATGTGGAGCTGATTTATCGTGGTTAAAAGAAGTTCAGAATTCAGTTGATTCTCATAGCATCAATCAAATGGGCTATCAGTCAGCAGCAGTCATGCCGTCTGCTGCTATAATACCTATGCGTAGCAACGTAAAGATGTATGGTCCATATGCATCTTCTAATTTTGGTAATAGTGCTGGCGGCACGTCTGTAGCCGTTGATGTAGATTTATGTCCATGGGTTTTTGGTTCAACAGCGGCCATGAATGCTGCTGGACTATCAATCGTAGAATCATCTGCTATAGGACTAAATAGAGCAGAAACCGGTGGTGTTACAATACCAGGATTACCAGATTTAGATAGTTTAGGAACAACTGTTGGTGGTGCTGGTCCTAATCTAACAAATATTAGTTTTACTTTTGGTTCTGGCGGTGTGACTACTACCTATGATTTTAAAACATACACACCTAAATTCGGTTCATTAAATAGACACTTTATACATAAGTTTAAAGATATATCAAAAAATAGACAAGAACAGCTAAAATTTTTACGAACATCTCAAATTGTTCAAAATAAGATTGGTCGCAAAATACAAAATACAAAAAGAACACCATCTTCACCAAACACTCTTCCTGGTAATAATACAGAATCTTCGCTACAAAGAATTTTGGTGGCTGAAATGTATGATTGGGATGGAGCAGAAAACAACCAGAGCCAAAGAACAGTGGTTGGAACAAACAGCTTAAATAGAAGCGTTAATGAAATGACGTTTGACTATGACAAAAAAGCATATATGAGTTGGGATGGTTTAATCGGACCAGTATCTTTAAATGGCGACGGTGGATTGCCAAGATATGCAAAGTTTAATCCAGAAGGACATAAATCATCACCAATTTCTCCACAGCCACCATTTTCACTATCCGGCCAATGCAATTTATCAATGACTCATAATGAGTATAATTTAGAAATTACTCAGCAATATGTTAATCCATTAACGAATAGTTTTGATTCCGATGAACATCATCATAACGGTCCGGGCGCTGGTCATGCTATTGATATTCTTGGTAAGGGCGATCAAGTTCCAAATAGCGGTATTATTATTAATATGTATAGACCTGATGATAATGATAAATATGCCGATGACTATCGTTTTATTGCAATGAGAGGACCAATAGTATTACATAGTTGGGGTTATGATCTAGATGGAAAACCAGTACCAAATGCCTCAGACACAGAAGAAGCTGCTAAACAGGGTATATTTAAGAATACATATTTAAAGGATGAATTTTTACAAGACTGGTTAAAAAAACCAGCCAGCTGGCCAGCCGCACCAATAGATTTACGATTTGATAGAGAAAGAGGATTGTGGGTTAGTCCTCAGTCTTATAAAATTGTTGTTGCAAAAATTACAGAACCCGTTCTTTGTTATAGCGAAGGCAAGGCTGTTGTAGTTCCGTACGGCAAGCCTATCTTTGATAAAGAAGGAGTTAAGATTAATCCAGATTATGGAGATATTCAAAATTGTGAAGACGGCTTAAATAAAAAAGAATATGAGTGGATATTAGTCAATATAACACCATGCACATCAGACAATATAAAATGGTATTGTTTTACCAATGGCAGCGATGAACTTGGTAATATGACATTTATATGCGAAAGTACAGATGATCCATTGTTTCGTGGAGCAGAAAATGCTGTTAGTGGACCATATAATTCCGCAGCAGAATGTCCGTGCACAGTTCCATCAGTAACACCAACGCCATCTCCAACACCACCACTAACGACAAGTGTTATTACTGGAGTAACTCTGTCTGGTGGTGGATTAGTATTTACATATGCTGTAATTCAAATTGCTGAAATAATTAGTTCTGGCTCTACAACCATAGGAACTATAGAGTGTGGTGTCACACCAACACCCACACCCACACAAACCGAGACACCTACACCAACACCAACACCAACCGGAACACCTACACCAACACCTACTGCGACCACAACCCCCACACCAACACCCACACCCACACCCAGTCCGAGTCCTACAATATCAACTGAAGAGCCAGAACGAGGAGCGCCCGTAATGATTAATGTAGTAGATAGATTGGGTAGAAAGCATCAGGTCGGAGAATTAGTTTATGCATATTTTGACACCTCTACAGAAAAATATATTGTCTTAGAAAGACGTCCTGATCCAATAACACCAATAATATATGGTGTTTATAGTCCTATAGATGAAACTGAAGGTAATTTGATAGTAGAATATGCTGCTGGAATTGAATATTGTGATGATGGTATTAGAAATGGATCAGTTGTTGCTGTTAAAAATAAGCTTAAACTATCAGCAAATTGCGCAGGACCGGCTATGGCAATAAAAATGGAAAAACTAAAATAATAAGGAATAATAGAATATGACCATATGTTTGTCTCCAACACCAACCCCAACCCAAACTGCCACTAATACACCAGCACCAACAGCTAGTGTTACAAGAACCGCTACTCCTTCGCCAACAATTACCAACTCACTAACAGCAACACCAACTAACACACCAGCCCTTACTCAATCTGCTCAGGGTTATAGTTATTGGACAACACCATATTTTATTGCTGAGACCCCGGTTAATACGCCTGTAGTTTCACCATCTAATACCACAACACCAGCCATATCTCAGACAATGACCCCTACTCCAACTATTACTCCAAGCAAAAGCATTGGATCAAGTCCAACGCCAACGCCAACATTAACACCAACTATTACTCCAACAACAACAACAACCAGAACGCCTACCGTTACAGTTAGCTTAACAGCAACAAAAAGTCAGACCCCAACTCCAACTAAAACTAATACTCCAACCAAAACACCAACTAGAACCCCAACACAAACAGTAAGTAGTACACCAACAAACACTCCGCCTTCCAGCCCAGGATTATCGTCCACACCCACATCTACTCCACAACAAACTCCGCCAAGAACACCGACACAAACTAAAACTCCATTAAGCACACAAACTCAAACACCTACACAAACCTTAACTGGTACACCCGCAAATAGTCCAACGACAACACCAACAGTAACGCCCACAAACTCTATGTGTGTATAGTTTATATCTTTTTAATCCTACAGTTCCATGCTATCGAAAGCAGCTCGTCTTGATAAAACGGAACTAAATTATACTTTTTATTAAACTCTTTAATATCTTCATCTTGTATTTCACACCAGTCCCAGATTTTATCTTTCATGTATTTATTAAAATAGTCTTGATTGGGACAGTAGTCATGTGCCATAATAATATCTTGATTTTTTAGCAGTGGTGCTAATATGCCATATTCGCACTTTTTACACCCACCATCGCAAAGAACTATCGTAGTACCGTCTTGCTGAATAAAAGATTCTACTTCATTCTCGGCTTCTTTGTTTATAAAACCAGCATAACTATCATTAAATAGATTTTTTGTATAAACTTCCACCAATCTGTCTTTAACCAACGGTTTTAAAAATTCTTGCTCCAAAACATCGTAGGTTCTAATAACCGAGCCGGACAAACCCATATTATCTAAACAGTCTCTGAGCATCAATGTTAGACCACCATGAAACGTACCAATTTCCAATACTCTGCATGGTCTTACCACATCAAATAAATCTGTAAAAATTTTTTGGGTATCTGGATGTTGACTCATAAATAAGTAGCCATATGCAAAACCACCATTAACCATTTAAAGCCCCCAGATCTATTTTAGACATTATATATTTGATATTATTTTCGATGGTACAATTTTTTAGATACCATTCTCTAGCATTTTTAGATATAAATTCCAAATATTCCAGGTTGTCCTTTACTTTGCTCCAGCAATCTTTTAAAGATTCTTGAAAGTCTTTGTATGATAGGTATGAGGGGTATCCGTCCCAATATTTACAATTATCATAACAACTAATATAATGATAATTAGCAATCAATGGGTCTGGATAATTTATACATAGATTGGGTCTAATTACTGGAACACCAATACTAAAACATTCAATATCTCTATTACAAATTTCTGTTCCTCCTGGTAAACTTAGTGCGCATCTATATTTTGTAAGATCTTGCAAGTATTCAATATAGTTTAGATTATTATTAGTTGAGTTTTTATCTATAATAGTTATAGATTCATCATTTAAATTATCTAGCATCTCTTTTCTAAAATCCCACATATATCCACGAAAAGACAATTGTGGTATAGATCGTTTAATATTATTAATATTATATATCTTATCTATCTCAGAGTCTTGGTTAGCATAATATGGTCCATAAAAAAAACTTTTATAAACAGTCTCTATATTATATGGTAAACATACGTCTTTGTTTTCTTTTTGTAAATGTTTCCAATGAAAATAGTCCATATAATTAAAACCACCACAATAAAAAAATTGCGTCATTTTATCTGGACTCCAACCCATATGTTTCATAAATAGATATTTCCAATTATCAAAAAACGAAACTAATATATATTTTTCTGTCTTAGGATTGACAATCGAAAAATTCATACAGCTATAAATACTACCATAGCCATTATTTTCATATAGTTTATCGTTTTGAATATCAAATGTATAGTTTGGGTATTTAATACATAGTTTAGAATATAAACTATTTAAAAATGCAGTAACATAATAGTTACCTAAATCTCTAAATAAGTGTCTGATAATCAATCTCATATATTCCCAGCAATAGGATCCGCCCAACCCTTTGATTTACTATGAGGCCATACTATCCAGCTATGTGGTTTAATCTTAGTTTCAAAAATTCTCCATACTTTACAATACCCATCCGGATCCTGCATCATTTTTGTTATTTCTGACTCATCTGCATCTTGTCTATTAATATCGTTTCCGTCCTTATCTTTAAAAGCAACACACCAGAAGTCATAGTCCTTTTCTGGAACTTGAGCATAGGATATATCAATACAATGTTTAAATATTGGAATTAAACTTTCTTCAAATTCTTTATCAGATAATAGTATATTTTTAATCTGTGGTGGTTTGTGATCAATAACGTCTTGAGTAACACACCTTTGACTAAAACACAACCCAGCATATTTTTCGTAGTCTTTTAGAGATCTCACAGAACCAAAATCATATTTACCAAAATCTATATCCTTCACCTCTCCATCCATGCCAAATAATTTACGATTACGACTATGACAATGATTATTTTTTTCTGGCCAATTTTTATCATCATCCCACTGTTTGGTTCGTCCTTTGCGAGTATATTCATGCCAGCATACTATAGTATTTGGATAAAATAAATCATATCCATGAGTAAAAGCCCGCACAGCAATATTTATTTCTTCTCCGTGAAAATAGTATTCTGGATCGTGCTGTACTTCTTTTGCAAAGGCCCCTATGCTGAAAGCAAAATGCGCACTATAAAATCTTGCGGGTAATGGTTTAGTAATATCATCAATTTGTGGATTATATGATGCTGGTAATGTAAACACAGCACCTTCTGGAATAAATCTATCGAATGTCATTTTCCAGGGTTCTATTACTCTTTTTTCTGGATCGTTGTCTGGATCAAAACTGGGTACATATGCTGTAATCAACGGTTTTGGATATCCTTCTTTTTGTAGATTATTTAGCATTTCTATTAGGGTTGTGTCCCAGTTTTCCACAAATCTATGGTGACTATCTAGTTGTAAAGTGTAAGTTTCTCCCTGATAAAGACTTTGTACTAAATTTCTAGCCCAACACACACCCTTGCTATCTCGATAGTCTATATCTATAATTCTAAATCTTGAATCTAATTTATAGGTATCTAATTTGTCCCAATCATCATTATCACAATGCTGCCACGCTATACCGAATCTTAAATTTTCTGGAAACCGAGCTTTATCTATCGCATCCTGTAAGGTTGGTAAAAGCTGTGGATCTCTATAAGCAGCTATTTGAATAAAAATAGTATTTTCTGTGGTTGACATAATTAATCCTTAGTTTTCCTTGCGTTCTGATGCGAGATAGTGGTGTTCACGATTATGTGTTATGGGACTAGCGAGCAGTATTGCTGGCTTAATAATGTTATTATGAGCCAAAGTATATAAATGACTCATCCAAGTTTGTTCGAAAGGATGAGCCCATTTGGTATCCAAAAAGCAACGTTTATTGCCCTCTTTGCTTATAATATGTGGCCAGTTACTATAGTAAATCTCACCATCAGCATATGGGGTGTTGTTTAAAGATTTGATATTATTGAATTTTGTGGGTGGCCTATTAAGTAATTTACCAAAATATTGTATCTTTTGATTTTGTGGCACATTATGCCAACTCCACTGTTCGCCGTTGTGTCCATAAAATTCGCTAAAACTTAACTTTAAAAAATCATACTTTTCTTTATTCATTATCTGGATGATAGTTTCTAATAAATTTTCAACATTTTTATTAAAACCAAATGGACAATTACCACTAAAATCTAATAACATATCATCTTCAAAAAACAACATATATTCAGAGTCTGAGTTTTCGAAGTGTTCGGCACACCATTGTCTAGATCCACAAATACCCATATTTCCATTTTTTATTTGCGTGAACTGGTATTTTTCACAAATATTATCATAATCTTTAAATAATTCTGTATTTTTATCCGTGTTGGGGGTGTTATTGATTAAAATTTTATTTGTATATTGTAGGAATGATGGCTCATATTTTTCAAATGAATCCAATAACATTTGCAACTGAGATGGCGACTGAAAAGTATTTATGTACAGATTAACTGCCTTAGAATTATTCGGCATATAAGTTTTTTGTTGTAATTTTTCGAAAAAGACATATATTAACCCATCTCCATTAATCATTTCATAATGATACGTTTCTGGTTGTAGATATGTCATTATTGTAAAAATGCTCTCTTCGGTTCCCATGAAACCTTCATTTAGAGAATTATGCAATAATTGATAGTATAGTCCGTTCGCTTGAGCAATATAGTTTTTGTGTCCTCCAAAAAATCCACCACGAGCCACCCTATTTACAACCTCGCTATTGCTAAATTTTTTCATTGCTTGTATATTAAAGCCATGAATTTCCGAATTGGTTTCATATGGAAAACATATAAATAAAAACTTTTTAGATAAGTTGATTAAATTATTTATTACAACAGGATTATTGAAATATCCTAGACTTAGAGTGTTAGTAATGCCACCATCGATCCAATAATAATATTCGCTATTAAAAGGATTAAATAGTCGTGCATTATTGAGCAAGAACATTTTGCTCATGACCATAGGATTATAATATTCTAATGATCCTTGCGTACTGTTTTTTAACCACCCAGCCTGACCATACCACTCTGAATTATTACGAATTTTTTGTATCTGATCAAAGAATGGAAAAAAATTACCTTTAAAATTATTTTTAGGATGATGATAAACAACAGTATTTTTCCTGTCTCTATGCTCCCATACTATATGTTCTATGGAAGGGTCTATGAAGACTATAAGATTATAGTCTTTCATCTCTGTTAATAGTCTAATAAAATTATCTATATAATGCTGAAATGTTCTATTCCACCCACTAGCGGCCAAATCTCGTCCCAAATCCCATATGCCCGTAACAAAAGATATATTATATAACATTGTTTGCTCTAGAGTTTTTTATTGCTCGTTTGATTAATAATTTACCAGCATAATCTATAAACGGAAGATTTCTTTTATCGGCTTCTTCCCTTAACCAGCCAACGATAGTATCAATATTGTTTTCACACCAATCAGCACCCTTTTCATCCATAATTTTAGCTCTAGTATTACATGAACAATTTGGAGTAGCTTTTATGCCTATTTTAGTTAATATTTTTTTTAATTCTGTTCCAGTGCCTCCTGTATCAACAGATATCAAACCAGAAACAGGTGGTGAAGAGATGGCGTTTTTAGATTTCTTCGGATATGATGGATGAGTTTCATCAACAGTAATATCATCTCCATTTTCTGAAACTATACAATCTTTAACTTGGTCCAAAGTATAGCCGCGCTCATTGCAACGTTCTATAAAAAAAACTTTTTTAGCAGTAATCATGGGAAGGGATTAGCTAGTTGATTGCATGTTTGAGCATAAGTAGTATTATACCATGTGCCACCAAGAGCGTCACATTCTACTTTTAATCTAAATGGTGGCACAGCATCGGGATCGCTAGTTGGCTCGCAACAGCGTCCATAACCCCCCAACCACGTCGCGGACTCATAAAGCAAATCAAATCTTCCGGTGCATTCTCCCATAAATTCGAAAGTTGCTGTTCCATCATCTTGAGTACAAGTTCCCATACAATAATAATATACACTTTCTGGCGGAACAGGAGGAGACACTATGGGAGTACAACTAAGACTACAGCCACTTCCAACCATTGCAAGGTTCGTACCTGCAAAGATATTATCACAATCATATCCTATCATAGCTCCATTTTCAATTTTACCAGGAATCCAAACGTCTGGCACTCCAAATATCATGTATCCTGGTCCTGGTGCCGCAGCCTGGGGAGTACCCCCAAAGCCGTCCGGCCATGTGCCACCTACGAATTGATTATAGCCATAACATGTTGTAAAATCTGGACAACATTCTGATTGTGGAACAGGTTCTCCATCTATATACCATTCATAGCCAAGATAGCCGAACGCACAATCGCTTAAATAAATACATCCATACATTTGCGAAGCAAACCCGCCCGTTAGTCCCGCATATTCTGGTTCTGAATAAGGATCGTGTGATACTCCATAAGGGTCTACGAAATAGTAGGGAGGAGCGCCCGGAGGATTAGGATCAGTTAAAATTTCAATATTTCCTTTTTTAAGGATCTGCCACGTAGTAGTAAAAGGAGATAGTCCTTTATATGTTTTAGTACCATCCTCACACTCCATTATTAGAGCTTGACATTGATAGGTGGCACATTCTAGCCTTGTCGTAGCACAGCAACAACTAGGACCGATAGCTATCTTATTATTATTTATAAGAATTTTACCATCTTGTAAATAGATCGGACTCATTATTTGTCTTTAGATTCTTTAGTCCACTTGTGCCAACCCTTGTTTGGTAAATAGTTACCATCATCGTCTTTTCGTTTAGGAAATAATGTTCCGCCTTTTTTGTGTTGACCAAACGCTAGTATAGCGCCACAGTCGGCGCAACGCAATTCGTAATAATCGTTTCCTTCAACATTACGAACAACAAATCTAAGGTTGGTGCTACTACACAATCCACACTTTTCTTCAGCAAAAATTTCTTGTATGAGAGCTAGTTCTTTAAAAATTTCTTTTTGACCAGAACCCTCTAGTTCAAACTCTAATTTATCTCCAACCTTATATTTGACTTTCATAGCTCACCCCTATTTCCAGTTTGGATCATACCCAATAATATCTTGAGGTATATCGTTTGTTTGTTGATAGCTTGACAGTGTGGTAATTGTTTTTACCGCATCGTCATATGATATATTATAGACATTTTTATGATCCACAGCAAGTTTTTCTAATAGCTTATGAATATTAATATTTAGCCGTTTACCAAATACTTCAAAGAAATTAATTTGAGTACTATTAATTTTACCAATATTATTCTCTTCTAAATGACTAGTATCAATATCTTTAGCCAATTCTTCTGCCGCTACTACTTTACGCAGCTTAAGTGCTCGTCTTAAAGCTCTACCCTCTGCTCTGGTTTCTGCTACCGCAACCGGATGGTTTCTATATACCTTGTCGCAATTGCCCCAATAAACATCCGCAGCGCCACTAACAGTTCTTAGTGTTCTCATATCATTATTATCCATATTATTCATCATATATGACAATGAATGAACCACTGTTGCTCGTCTTTCATTATCTACAGAAGGAGATTGAACAACTTGTGACTCGGCATTAATAACGGTGCAATCTAAAGCAATTTCAAAAATACGTCTTAGTCCATCTGTTGTGGGATTACCAGCGATCTTCTCATCGTCAGTTAATAATCCAAGCACATGATCAGTCCATTCCAAATCATTAGGTGTTACAGGCTTGTTATTTGTGTCGATTTCCACCGATATGGTTTCGTTCACAGTCTCTGTTGTATCCTTCTTTGGTCTGCCCATTATATCAGTCTCCTATTGTAATATTTCTATGGTCTGTGTCAGGAAATTTTATTTGTATATCTTCTAGTATCTGTTTAAGTTCGCTATACAATACTTTCGCTCTGCTTGGCGAGAAATCTTTTAATTGTTTGATTCTAATTAAAACCAAACCTTTACCTAGTATGAGTCCTGTTTTCTTATTGTCATATCCTTGATTTCTGGCCAGGGTATCGTGACCCCACACCGGCTCAAAGTGAGACAATCCATCAATCTCGATTGCTGTATTTAAAGTAGGCAGAAATAGGTCTATTTGCAACTTGGTATTTGATAGAGTTTGTTCTTTGTGAAACTCCACACGATAGCCATCTTTCAATAACGCTTTCAAAATAAATGTTTCTAGTTTTGAACCAGTTCTACTGGCTTGTCTTACTCCTATATTAGCTTCTCTTAAGATATTATCTTTGATGTCATCTGGTAAACTTTCCCAGTTTTGACGAGCTTTTTCTTTGCGTTTGATTAGTGTTTGTTCATCTAGTTCATCCCATGCTTTCATTACGGATAAGCCAATTTTTTCTTTTACTTCTTCGGATCTGTTTTTACCCTTTGTTGGATGATCTACTTTACCGCTAGATATGGCATTTTTTTGTGCTTGGCTTTTATTTTTGATATTAATCTTAAACTTTATAGCATCTCTTCGGATTTTATTAGCATAAGTACCATATGATATGGCTATTTCTCTAAAGCTATGATTATTAATCTCATATTCATTAATTAATAGTTCTTTTTTTTGTTTATCAGATAGTTCGTTGTAATTCATGAATATCCTCCAGACGCTGAAAATATTTCTGATTTATTAACCATTGATCCATCTATCTTAGTGTGTTTAAGTGTTTGTTCAGTTAAATATAGCATGGGCTTACCTATTATATTATTTTTGTGCTCAGTATGGTCTTCTATATTTAGAAAGATAACAACACCCTGAAAAAATCTCATATAAAAAGATGGAAAAATAGCATACTCGATAAATTCGTTACTTTGTATGCTGTCTGTAAATAATACAGTGTCTCCTAGTTTTTTGCATTGATTACCTAGTTCATAAATGAGATTTTTATTCTCTTCTAGATTTTCTGCGAATATACCAAATGAGTTATTCATACTGCATCCTATTTGATAAGAGTGTTAATGATGATATGTTTTCAGAAAATAGTGGACTAATAGTTTGATCCATATCTATAAGTTTATTGATAATTTCAAATATAAAACAATTATGATTAATTTTATTATTTAATAAATCTTTTATCATAATCGAATGATTTTTAGTAAGAAAATAAACTTCTGATAGATAGTTATCTAGATCGTAAGCTATATTTTCTATCTTAGAATTATTGATAACACAACCAAGTCTATGTTTATTTTTTTGACTAATAAATATTTGTGAGCCATTGCATGGTGTGAATTTATCAAAAGTTTTTTTAGACAAAATAATATCACCAAAAAATATCATACAATCATCATTTAAAAAATTATCGACCAAAGACAGACTATAGGCATTATTATATTTTTCAAAATTATGATTATATATACTAATAATATTGTCTAAGCCACTCGTTTTGTTTGATAAAAATGATTGAAATCTTTTATTTTCAAAACCATATACGTAAACTATATTTGCTTTTGGGAATACTTGTTTAATAATCTTATATTGATTTTGTATTATGCTTTTATTATTGACTTTGATTAAACCAACACATCCTTTAGATTTCATGCGTTTTTGAAATTTATCGCCCAGTATAATACAGTTCATAATATATCGTATTTGTCGTATTTGTGTAGTATATTTTCATTATTGGCAATACCAAACCTATAAACGCCACCACTATATATTAGCACTGTTTTAGATGGGTTGGATACTACAGAAAATTGTTCAAGCTTTTCATATACTATATCATTAGTATAGTCTATTAAATAAGCAAAATCGGATGTTGGTTCCGAAATAGACAGTATAAATCTATATTTTTGATTAAGAGCTGTAGCATTATGCAGTATATCGTCATAAGACATAGAATCGTCTAATATGGTTTGAATACGCCACGGACAACCTATTTTGGATTCATTAATAATAGATTCTATTTTTTCATAACTTAAATTGAACGATGGATCTCTATATCTTATAAGAATAATCTTTTGTGGCCTAATATCGGTTCGAGTTAATTCTGTAAAAAAATCCACTAGCTGAGTAGTGGAAAAGTTTTTCATATTAACTATAACTAGATAATGTAACTTATTGTTTTGCTTATAGTGATGAATTTTCTCTTCAATAGAAGCATCTGCTAAATTAAATTGATTAAACCACTTATTTTCTCTATATCCTATGCACTTTTTATCGTTAATGATATAAAATTCTTTATCGTTATCATAAGCTTCTAATATTTCGATTCCTGATGCACGATACTTGCTGATATAGTCTAGATGACAGCCTGTTTGTGTGATATTCTCATATTGAGCAAAAACACACTGTTTGCACGGAGTATGAATACTATGTACTTGATGATCCATAATTATTTAATAAAATCCTCTCTTATAATAAACTGAGGGTCGATTCTCATTTTTTCGCACATAATTTTATTATTTAGATATGCTTCTAATTTATCTACTAAATAATGACGATTAATAGAAACTATAGATCCTGGTTTAGCAACCATACCACCAACAGAATCCTTAATCAACGACTGAATATGAGCCGTATTTAATAGTGTTGTATCGTTTATCACGTTCATACAAATAAATTGTATAAATTCTTTATCTGTTAGCTCTTTTGGTACTTTTACCGTATGGTTAGTTTGTTGTGCGGATGGAGAGTCCCACGCTAGTTTATTGTTGATATTGATACTATCAAAACATTCTTCCCATACTTTATATACATTATCCCACGTATAATGAGATACACACTTTTCTCTTGTTAATCTGCCATTAGCGACACGATCTTCATCAGATAAATTGACAAAGAAATCATACATAATAGCTACGGTTGTATCAATATCTGGATAAACTCTATCAGCATTAGTTTCCATCTCTCTAAATGTGCGAGATATTGGAATTTTATAGCCGCCTAAATTATCTATAATCTCAGTCATAGCGCTATAGTCTACAGAAGCAAGAGTGAGTCCGCAAGCTGCTGCTTCAATTTGGGGCATACCAAATCCCTCACATATAGCATATTGCACAAAAAGATCGAAGAGATTATATACTTGATTGAGCTGCTCTGTATTGATCCCATTTACTGGGCTAGCAATACACGCAGTTTTATTATTGCAATGTTTGCAGACCGTAGTGCTTTGCTGAAATTTAGCTGGAAACCACTCATGGCAATGTCTACAATGATATGTAAAATATGTTTTATCAGCGATGCCATATTCCAATAACAATGATGGAATATCCCACCCGTTATCTTCTGGGTATGACGTATGTAAATAGAGATATGTTTTATCAGCGAGTTCTTTATTATTGGATTGGTTTAGAACTTCTAGATATTTTTTAAATGCTATCATTAGGTCAGGAAGTAGTTTACGTCTTTGATTACGCATAACCGTTCCTATGATATGCAAATCCTGACCAAAATATTTCTTTTTATGTTCTGATTTATTATCTACAGGATAGAATTCTGTGGGATTAATACCAGCATTTGCAATTTTAGGAAATAGATTTATCTGATTTCCACATGATAGTTTTAGTGTTTTTTTTGCCCATTCCGTATACGGCACAACCATATCAGCATTACAAAAAGTATATAGCCATTCTGTTTTTGGTGGTGCCGAATCTGTTGCTGGCATTATAACCCAATTAAAATATTTCTTATATGGGCTAGTTTCTTGATATGAAAACATCCAATAGTCACGAACATCAAAAACAATGTGTGGCTTAAAATCCACAACACACCTATTGAATCTCCATAGTCCGAACTGATTTAGAGCATTAGACTTGTATTGTTCTAGTCTATTGTCGTTCGATGATACTGCATTAGGATAGAATTTCCATGGAATATTTTTAATTTTAGGATTAGTTATGTCGGCATAACAGCCTAATTCTGCTACTTCAAATTTATCGCTGTTATGTAGTCTTGTTAATAATTCTTTACCATAAATACCATAGCCAGTATTTAAAAAGCTAGCATCATTAACTACTAAAATTCTTTTTTTCATATTATGAGTATTATCCAAGGAAAATCTCTAGCACCATTATAGTACTAGAGATTCCCATGGACTTCCCTTTAGAACGCTACTGGTTCTGCTTCTACGGTCTTTTCGGATCGCTTAGTCTTTTGAATCTTGGCAAAGTTATTGACTCTTACCTTAAGAGTACTATGCTTTACGCCATCCTTTTCCCAGCTGTCATTCCTTAAAGAGCCTTCAACCATCACAAGATCACCCTTCTTAAACGACGAAGCAATAGCATCTGCTCCGCTATCCCATGCTTCACATTGAATAAAAGATGTGATCTTATCTTGTGATCCATCGGCCTTTGTAAACTCTCTAGAAGTTGCTACAGTAAAATTAACAACAGATGTTTGCTTGTCGCCAACCTTACGTAGTTCAGGATCCCTAGCTAGATTACCCCTTAGCATTACAATATTCATAATCGCTCCTTTAAAAGTTAAAAACCCAAATGTACCAAACTACCATATTATAAAATGTGGCTGTCCTGTGTCAAGTACGGGCCACATATGCTTTTTCTACAATTAGTCCATCGCCATTTTTTGACTTTCCACCCTTTACGATAATAATATTTCCTTGAAATAGTAGATTTTTATATTCTTTATACTTTTCGGGAAAAAAGACAATAGAATCTATTGTACCGGTGCTGTCGGTCATGGTAACAAAAGCCATTTCTGCCCCTTTAGTTTTACCGGTTTTGGTTTTTGTAATATTTATAAAATCAATTTCTCCACCTAAAATTAGGTTGTCTTTGGATAGTGTGGTTTTAAGTTCTTTGCATGTTATGTTTGTCATACTAATATCATACATATCAAGCTTAGAGCATGTAATCGAACAGCCTAATAGTGTATCCTCAGAATCTGCCAGCCATTCGGCAGTATCTTCTAATGAATACGGCGGATTCATCAACGAATATATCGTATCCTCTATATTTTTTTTACGATTTTTATTAATCTTTGGTAATGTTAGCAGATATTCTAACGATTGTTGCAAAGTATCGAAACTATTTAAGTTATTAACGATATGCTCTATTTCTTTTTTTGTTAATCCACTAATTAGATTATATTCAAAAAGCATACTATTTCTAGTTTTGTTAATAAAGTTGGTCGCCCCACTCTGGATCAAGGCTTTAGCAGCAGTTGAGTTGATATTGTTTAGAATTTTAAATAATAATTCCAACCAGCTTATTTTATTTAGATCTATAGTACTAGATATATTGGTCAACTTATCAAAAACTGATTTGCCAACACCTTTAATATCCGTTAAACCAAAGTATATACTATTGTTTTTTAATACAAAGAATTCATTCATATTACGCAGATCGGGGGTTTTGACTAGTACATCCATTTCATTGGCATTTTGTACTAGTTCTTTAATTTCTGCTTGAGGATCTATTTTATCTTTGGCAAACCTTAAATATGATGCAAAAAATATTCTTGGAAAGTGTGCCTTAGCATACGCTGATAGGTACGCATTTATCGCATAGCTAACACTATGAGACTTATTAAATGAATATCTTTGACTTTTTTCAATCCAACCGAAGATTTGTTCTGCCTCATCTAGTGAAACTATGCCTAATCTTTTAGCACCTTCTAAAAACTTACTTTTAACCTTAGCCATTTCTTCGGGCTTCTTTTTGCCGATGGCTTTTCTTAACATATCTGCTTCTTGCAAATTAAACCCCGCTACTACCTTTGTAATTTCCATAGCCTGTTCTTGATAAACCATTTCACCATATGTATTGTTTAATATGGGTTCTAATGATGGATGAAAATAATCTACCGATTCTAGACCATTTTTTTTATCTATATAATGATTAGTAACACTTTTTCCATCTCTCATAGCCTCTAAGGTTCCTGGTCTTAAAATGGCTATTAAAGCAGAAAGCTGTTCTATATTTTCTGGCTTTAGTTTTTTAGCCATAGATCGTCCAAGACGAGACTCCAACTGAAAACACCCTTTAGTATTTCCATCAGAAATCAAATTCCATGTTCGTTGACAATCCAGATTAATATTTTCAATAGTAGGATCAAAAATAACTCCTTGATCTAAACTATTATTAATCAAATTGAAACTACATCCGCAAGAATACTGATATGTTTTAGTCATTATTGTCTATAAATGAATTTTTAAATTTAACTTTTTGTCCCAAGCTTCTGTGTAATTTTAGAAATCTAATAATAATTGCGGCTGTATCTTTAACGTCTTTTAGAGCATCATGACCACCATCTTTTGATATGCCAAAATATTCTCTTAGACTATCTAGTGTGTAACTTTTTAGTTCGTTGTTGTGTTCAAACCAATAAAACACTAAATTCATAGCATCTATAACATCTCTAGGATAGAATAAGTTTGTTCTTTGTTCTTTATTCAGATTACCATATTTATTGCTTAGTCTGTCAACGATATGCAGATCGAATCTGTTGATATTATAGCCAGCAGCAATAGGAGCACTAAACTGACTCTTTTTAGAACTTCTAGAATGATATTTATCTAAATAATTAACAAACATTTTCCAAGAATGATCTTGTTTTGGATAATTATACCAGGACTTTAAAACATCGTCTTTAGAACATCCTTTTACTTTGGAATGAAAGTCTAGGATATCTGTTTCATATGTATAATTATCATTGTTTTCCAAAACTTCTGGTTTAAAAAACACATTAAGTTCGGATCCTTCTACGATCTCTAGATTAATAGGGTCAATAATTAAAGCAGCAATTTGTACCGGACTACATGATCGCGGATCAGAACCATCGGTCTCAAAATCAAAAACACAAATCTTATTGTTGTTGATCATTAACTTCAACCTCTGTGTTTGGTGGAACGAATGTTCTTTGAGCAGGATTGTCGACCTGTTCAGCGTTTATTGATCGACAGCAACTAATTTTAACCATAGGTATCTTTTTGTATTCTATACCATTTGATTTAAACGTTGTATTTTCACCAACATCTTTAAATTGTACTTGGCTCATTTTTTACTCCTTGTTTTAATAGGTCTGTAATAGTCATAACTTTATCCAACATTGCAACTCCGAGAATATCGAACTTGATAATGCCAATATTTTCTAAGTCTTGCATCTCCATGCCAGCAATAAGTTGTTCGTTTTTACTATCGTAAACCATGGGACATAAATCTCCTAGTGGCTCTGAACTGATAGCAATACCGGCTGCGTGTTTTGACTGATTGGATTTTGTACCCTCTAATCTAATAGCCTGCTCGAACCTTTTTGCCAAAGGCCCCTGCAATTCTCCATTATCGTCAATATAACACCAATCCTTGAGTTTTTCAGCATTATTTTCTAATGCCCATCTTATGATAGATGCTTCTCCAGTTTCTTCTTTCATTTCTTGCAATTCGTCCGCAATTTTGGCCTCGTCCGGTATATTTTTAGTGATAGTATTCATTTCTTCAAAACTAATATTACCATATACTCTTAATACGTCTTTTAGTGCTCCTCGTCCTTTGATGGTATTAAACGTTACCATCTGAGAAACTTTATCATAACCATATTTATCCTTAATATATTGTATGATTAATTCTCTTTTGTTGATCGGTACGTCCACATCAATATCTGGCATGGATATATGGTCTTTAGTATTTCTTCCTTCGTTGTAAAACCTCTGAAACAATAGATTATACTTAATTGGATCTATGCTGGTGATACCAATAAGATATGATACTAGACAACCTGCCGCACTATTATGAACCGCTATTCCTTCGATATTATATGTTTTTGAATTTTGAACAGATAAATCATGAACATATCCTTTGTATTGAATAATTTTCTTATTTTTGATTCTCACGATGCAGTCTCCTTGCCTTCTTATAAAATAATTTAGTCTGTTCATCAATGTCATAATATACGCAATAATTTTTTGACTGTTTTTTTGCTTCTTGTATTTTACATATATTTCTTTCGTAATTTTTTTGATACCATATTCCTTTACCTTTTATTTCTACTATAGTTGTTTTGTTAATTATGAAGTCTGGATAGTATTGTCTAATGTTCTTATTTTCATCTAAATATTCTATTGGATCAAGATCGTATCTTTTAATAGATATATTTTTTGATTCGCACCACAATATAAAAGATAGCTCTAACGCGCTATGATATGGTATATTACTGTATATTCCTTTTAAGCCACCAGAACCTATTCCTTTGATAAAATTATCCGGATTATGCTGTAGATTTTGTAGAGCGATATTTTTAAACTGTTCATCGTTATTCCATCTTTTTTTAAGATGTTCAGACGCTTTGGCTTTGCGTTCTTTTGACCAAGAGTTGGAAACTCCTATTTTATTTTTTTGTATTCGTTCTGGTTTATTTTGAGCAATAATCTGTGCTTGTCTATTTTTTTCTAACCATACAGGATTATCCGCGGTTTTTAATCGCAAAAAACATTTTTGACATAACATCCATTGGTCTTTAGATAAATCTTTTCTATTTTGTAGAAATTTTTTCAAACTAGAATATTTAAAATTGTTTTTACATTTTTGACATTTTCCCTTAAAAGAGATATTTGATATACCTTTGGTCGAGTAATTATTGTCGATTAGATATTGTTGTGTAATGTATTTCATCTTTATTCTCCTGGTCTAGATTACACCAAAAGTCTTGGTCGGGGTTCTTTTTATTTAACTTCAACCAAATCATCTAGTTCTGTGAGATATTGCGCTTCTACCCACCCTCTATTCTTGGTCAAGAATTTATGGTCTTTGGTGCATCTTATAATCTTGCCGTTCTCTAGCTCTAATTGTAGTATTTCTTCTTCGACCTCGTATTGAAAAGTATTAGTTATTTTTTGCTTATTACCATAAGCATCGATAACTTCATCACCAATATTCATATTAACAATAGGTATGAGTTCACCACTTGGAGTTAAAACTCTAGAGTCTGGTAAAAAACATCCTCTACCTGGTCCCGGAAGCCATACGTTTTTTCTAACATAATTAACAATGTCTTGTACTATTAGAAAATAACTACTCAACCCAGCACCCTGTAAAACATCTAGTTCGTTTTTGATACGATCTATATATTGCTGTTGCTGATCTTGTGGTATAACATTAGCTATCTTATCTTTCCAGCCCTTTCTACATAATTCTCTGAGATATTCATCTTGAGATAAATTATTAGGACAATCAAAGGGTGGTAGCTTTGGTTTGCTAAGTATATCATATTCTTCTATTAAGTCTGATACAAAATTAGTATTTTCTATTTCTTCTTTTGTATGCCACTCTTTCATCTCTTCTTGTGATGGAATATGATAATTATCCGAAGTGAAAAAACATCCCATTGGAATGTCTTCATCATTACTAATCTTACGACTAATATCAGGAAATGTTATTTTAAGATTATTACACAGAAGAATTCTTTGATCAATAGCGTCCTCTCTACGACAATAGTGAGCATCAGGAGTGCAAATAACCTTAGTGTTTGTAATTTTCCCCAACTGTCTAATAGCGTCTGTTAGTATATTTTGTACAAGCAGATTGTCTTTGTCCATTAGTTGGGCTTCTAGAAATACAAAATCTCCAAAAATATCCTTTAATGTTGAGATATGCTGTTTGCCCAATTCCAACCAATCAGATTTGAGACTATAATTATCCAGAATAATATCTGCTAATGTTGATCCTAAATGCCCGGTAACAGCAATAAGATTACCACGATTCAAAGATTGTATAGTTTTAAGATCTAATCTTGGCTTATGATAATAGTGTTCTGGCTTATTAGATTCAGAAACAATCTTAATTAGATCTTTCCATCCATTATAGTTTTTGGCCAACACTATAAAATGACTAAGATTTTTGTTATCTTTTTCTTTTATGGTTGGGTCTTGATCACATATATATAGTTCGCAACCAAGAATAGGTTTCACACCGGCGCTTTTCATGGCCGAATAAAACTTAACTGCTCCGGCAATATTACCGTGATCAGTTAGCGCACATGCTTTTGCACCTATCTCTTTACAACGCTCTGCAATTTGCTCAGGTTTTGAGAGTCCATCCAGAAGTGAGAACATGGCCCACTTAGGAATGGACATGAAGCGGTATATAATTGCTCATGTCCATCCAATTTTCTCCTTGTTGGCTACGACCTTTTCACATAATGCAATAAACGTATGCAAAGGAAAGTCTAGTTTCATTTTATTGATATCTTTTTTGACCCACCAAACATTGCTTTGGATGTATCCTTTTGAACTATCAATTCTATTCAGCAGATCCTGGGGCCTTGTAGGCACCAATACTATAACCTGGAAAAGTGTATTCGTCAACCACCACATCCATACCTTTTAGTTCGATATCGTGCTTAAGCTGTTCACACTTGGTCATATGCGTATCAACTTTACATAATTGTCCATCTCTATATTCTAGTATCGGCAGAACATGGGTATTTTCAAAAGTTGTTTTTCCAAAATGACATAGCTTATTGCACTTCCAGCTTTTATTCAACTGAGGAACTTTGGTGCTTTTTATGGTTTCGAACTTTTGCCTAATCATATCTTCTGTTTTAGGCAAATCCGATTTGTCATAACAAACACTGAAAGCCCCACCATCATTTATAAAATTGATTGTAAAAATTATATGTGATATATTTGGATACAATGCGCTAACAGCATAATGATAAATTCTTAATTGTGGATCATTTTGCAACTTGGCGAGAGTTTTTTCCTCTCCGGTTGCCCAATCTAATCTACGACCAGTTTTCCAGTCTATAATTTCTATTGTATCATCATTTACTTTAGTAATAAGATCAATTGTTCCTTTTATGGCTAAATGACCTTCTAAATCTTCAGTTTTAGTTTTATATTTATAATAAGCCCAAGGCTTATTGATCACGATATCAAAATGTTGTTCTGGTTGTAGTATGTCTCTGTTGCGTGGATCAAAGTTACCATTGTGGTCTGTGATTGCTTTATTTACCCATAGGAGGCAGTCTTTATAGTCTTTGGCCGTCCATTCGTGGTGTTTAAACTGAGCAGTATAGTATTTGTAAACCTGCTCGATGATATGGGTCAAATTATACTTATTTATATCAACATCGCCAATAATATCGTCAATATAAATACTTTGATTATTCTGGGTGCATAATTTAATATGAGCTAAAATTTCTAATACCTTATGACAAATAGTGCCTTTATCGGCTTTTTTATTTGAGGGAGATCTAATGCCCAAATTATATTCAATAAAATATTGCATTGGACAAAAAGAATGAGTTCCATAACTTGAACTCCTTAGATAGGTTATAATCATGAATAGTCAGCAACCTTTTTACAAAAGTAAATAAATTCATTATCGCTCATGTTCATTTTCATTGTGTTAATTGTTTTGTGTACCCATTGAACATTACCTTTAACATAGCCAAGTTTAGAGTCAATTCTGTCTAAAGATGCTGTGATATTGGTTTTTGATTTAATTCCCCACGCTTTTGGGAATACTAATAATAAACCAGACAATGCGCATTTACGTTTTTGTTTTAAAAATAATTTCCATAAATAGTCCCCATCTAAATTAAAGTCAATTTTTTTATTTTTTGCTCTGAGTCGTAAAGTACAAATATAAGACTGATGAATATCTCCAAATTTTTTAGTGTTTTTGTTGGGTTTGCCGAATTGACTATTGGAAGGAATATTATATTTTTTAAGGAGTCTTAAGATAACGGTTTTGGATTTAATATTTAGTTCGTTGCAAATTTGTTGTGCGCTTTTTTGCTGTTTTATATAATGTTCTTCTAAATATTCTTTAGATATATCATAGAGTTTTTGCATAAACAATCCTTTTGTGTTCTATATGATATACACCAAAGATATTATAGACACATCATTTATAATGGTAGTATTCCTTGATTTTGAAGAAAAGTAAGAATTGCGTTGTTTTTTTGTTCGAGCGTCATATTAGAGTTATCTAATACCAGAGTAAATTTACTCCAATCATAATTATCTGGATCTAATGCTCGTTCTGGTTCAGAGTTTGAGTTGAATATGTCTTTGGTTAGTCTGATAACTATTCCATTATTATCTAATACGCTATTTACCTCATTAGGAAAGCGATTATCTAAAATGATAGCTAAATCATATTCCTCTCTGTATATTTTCGATATAGTAGCGTCCACCCAAATATTACCATACATTTTACGAAAGATTTCTGTGCCAACGACCTCCATAACCTGTCTTGATGTTAAGTAGTCATTAACCACCGTGTCATTATGGTGTCTTTGCTGAATCTCTATTGGCATATCAGACCAACGTATATGTGTCAATGTATTCTTGTCGTCATCTGTACCATAACATTGCTCGTATGTTAATCCTAGCAGATTCATACAGATATCTTGCTTTAATGGATCAGCAAAACTATATAGCTTGCAAGAAATTGGTAGGAAATTTTGCTTAATAAAGTTTTCTACAAATTCCCCGGAAGTACTTTTTCCAGATTGTTTTCTGCCAGAAAATGCTAAGATTTTTGTCATACAATACTTTCTAAGTAGGTTTTAATTTCATTATTAATTTGTTCTGATGTCATCTCTCCAACGTCTGATGCACTAATTGGTGGTATAAATATACGATAAGTATTTTGGCACTTATGCTTAATTTGATCTGCTGCTTTACGTCCAGCCTCATCATTATCTGTTAGAACGATAAGACTCATAGCGCCAGAAGAATCCAATAAAATTTTCTGTCTGTCGCTAAGAGAAGATCCGAACATTGCTACGCTATTATGTATACCATTTTCTTCTAGTCTCCATACATTACCAGGACTTTCAACTATAATAGCAATTCCTGATTTTAGTATATGTTCTTTAGCAAACCAGAAGTTGTAAAGATGGTTTTGGCTTTTAAAATCAGCATTATGCTTCCATTTTGAAAATTTCCACACATCATCCTTATTTGGACAACTATGAGACGGATTGTGAAAACCTTTGCATGATGGACATTTTTCATAAATACTACGACCAGTACAACCTACCATATATTTATGGTCATTATCATAAATAGGCACAACTATTCTGTTGTACATTTCTTTACCTTCTTTTTCGCACATACCAACATCATATTTCATCAAAATATCTTTAGAATATTTACGATCCAAATAATATTGTGCTGGAATATTCAAAGACTTAATGATTTGTTGTCTAGTGACTTTGGATAATGATGTGGTTTGATCTTTATTAAGATAACCTACCACAGCAGTAAACTGTTTCTTTTCTCTTTCTTTTCGACTAATTTTAATACTACTTAGGTCTTTGTTAATAAAAGATGTAGCATATTCTACAGCTTCTTTGAAGGAGCATGTTTCATCGCCAGATTCCTTCCAATTATATTTTTGATTAGATATGACTCCTCTGATAAAACCTATAACGGATCCTTTAAAGATCTTTTCGCAATTATGTGTTCTACATTTCCAATTTCCTCTATAACTATCTCCTTCTGGATATAGATTAAGAGCGGATACATTATCTCCACCATGAATTGGACATGGCATTGTGATCATCTTATTATTGAATTTATAGTCTAAACCAAAAGAATCTAGTAACGTTTCGATGTTATCACACACCTCATCACATACTATTTTTAGTTTAGCCTGATCATTCAAATGGGATTTGGTCATTGTCATCGTCATCGATTACGAAGCCCTCGCTCTCAGATTTAGAATTGTTTTTAATTTCAAGATGTGTTTTACCTTCTGTGATTTTAGCGCACCATCCCTTCATGTTGCAGTTAATATAGTCGTTATCATCAAGACCTCCGCCGTGGCGGCTTACTAGAGGCAATAGTTTTCTATTACCATTATCTGGACCATCTTCTGCAATTTCTTCATCGCTTTTACGCTTGAAGATACTAAAATTACTACATAACCAAATAATTCTATCAGATCCGCTTGCCGAGTCTGTACTTTCTTTTGTGATACCGTCACGATTTAATTGGATAAAAGCAACAATAGGCACCTTGTACCTAACTGCAAAATTATGTAAACTGGTCATCATAAATCCAAGAACTTGATATTCTTTTAGATCTTGATTAATACCAGCACTATCCATGAGTTTCAAATAGTCGTAAAATATTACACAATCTTTTGCTGTACCATCGTCGTTTAATCCTACTTCTTTTACTAACCATCGTCGCATAATTGCTAATTGATCTTCAAATGGTTTACCGGCGATAGTTTTATAAAATAATTTTGTGTCCTTTAAAGACTTGACAGCATTATTAATTTTATTCTTTTTATCTGGTGATTCCGCAAACTTGCCGGTTTCAATACTATTAATTTCTATTTCTGTCATCATAGCAAGTACTCTATTTATATGATCTTCCTTGTTCATTTCTGTATCCATATTGAGTACTGGCAAGCCTAATTTATTGGCAATATGGAAACCCATATTATCTGACAATAAGGTTTTACCGGTTTTTGGTCTAGCACCAATAACATTGATTGTTCCTTTACGCAAACCGCCACCTATGGCTTGATCATAGATAGGAAAGCCGGTTGGAATACCAACTTGATCTGTTTTATTTTCTTCAAGATTTTTGACATATTCTTCTATGTCGGATCCTATAGATACGGGCTTGTCATCAGCATCATTTAACAGAGACGTAAAATTAAAAATACTATCTTCTGCTATTCCAATAATTGACGCTATTGGTTCATTGCCTGTGATCTCAAGAATTTTATCCTGAGTTGTTTCCAACTGTTTACGTAATAATCTAGCTATTTCTAGCTTACGAATTTTAGCAGCAAACTTGCGAACATTATCAAGGCTAACTGGAAAATCCATAATAGCCTTAAGATGTTGTGTTTCTTCTTTCTTGGATAGAATATGAGAAACGCCCAACTCTTGAGACACAGAATATATTGACGCTATATCAATAGTATTCTGATGGTTTTCGCAAAGTGTTTTTACACACTTAAATATAATACTATTGCTATCAATAGTAAAAGAGGTTTCTTGTACAATATCAGCCACATCTAAATAAGCGTTTTCGCCGTATGTACATATGCCAGCCAATACCGCTCTTTCTGCGGCGGGATCACACAAAATCATCAGCCTGCTCCTGTTGAACACTTGTTGCACTTATATCTATCATGGGATTCAACCAGTGATGGTGCAACTTTTTCTTTTTTTCCACAAATACGACACCGTACTTTTACAAGATCAAACGGTCTATTTCTAGCAGATGGCGGTGGCTTTCTAATTTTTTTATCAATTTCCACATCCTCTTTACACATATTAAATTCAGCCATTTTTTCAAATTTGTTAGTTGTTTTTCTAACTTTAGGCTTGGTAACCTTTGGCTTCGTAGTACGCTTAACGGGACCAGACTCTGATGTTTCACCATCAGTAAGTCCTTTTTGTAGAATAGCTATTAGAGCTTTGATATCATCATTATCAAGACCCATGTTTCACCTTTGTTTTTTGTACAGATAATATTATATCTGATAGATTTTTAATACCATTAGCTAAATAAGACAATCTGTCCGATCTTTGTTTAGCATACTTTTTTATATTATTCAATGACTGAGCTTTGTCATTATGCTTTATAGCCTGTCCAGACTTTTCCACATAACCATAACCCTTATAATTATTAATTTCATCCGCTATAGTTTCTTTAATAGTTTCATCAGCCCAATTATATCTTGCAATTTCTCTATTGATTGTTCTTTGAATATGAAAAGAATACTGTGCAAGTCGGTATGCTATTTGGGCACAGTCTTCTGGTCCTAGCTTTTCTATTGAATCTCTATTCATAGTTAAATATTGATTAAGTTCATCTGATGACATACTATCATCTTTATAAGATGGTAATCCTACAGATTGCTCATATTCATCAAGGATATCATCCCAGTATTTTATTTCTTCTTTGGATGTTTTAAGCATTATTGATCTTTTCTCTCCATACTTCTTCGGATTCATTATAAGACAATGCAACATATTGTATATTATTCAGTTCACACCACTCTTGTTTTTCTTTATCTCTCTTTTGGGCTTTGAGAAAGTTTAAAACAGTAGTGTGATAGAATGGTATAAATTTATAATGTTGTTCCCCATGAACTTCAAAGCATATCTTTTTTAGCGGCAAATAAAAATCTAGATACAGCGTTTCACTTTTGCGTAGTGGAATTGGAACTTCTTCTAATACCTGTAGTGTTGGAAATATACTAATTATAGCGGCTCTGGCAGCTAAATGATATGATGATCTATTGACAATTTTTCCTTTAGCCATATTACCGGTTAATAACCAATTATGACTATTACCATCTAAATCTTTAATCAGCATTTAACGCCCATGGTTTCTTTAATCGATTTTACCAGACCATTATAAGCATCGGTATTTTCTAATAGATATTGCCTAACTTTTTCTGCTCCTTGAAATTTAGGCTTATCTTCTAAAGATGTTAGAGTATACCAAGCGCCTCCTTTGTGGATGATGCCCATATCAGAAGCCAGTGTAATAGCTTCCATGTATTTGTCAACACCCTGACCATATCGAATATAACTAGTAATATTGCCTCCCGGTGGCCCTAAAGCAGAGCATATAACTTGCCACTCGATCTCTTGTCCTATTTGTGTACTATCGGCACTAAGAGTCCAAGGCTTGAATGTTTTTGCTCTAAGTTTAATATCTGTCTGATAAGCAATGGCCTGCCCACTCTTCTCCTTAAATTCTGCACCATATCCGGTTGGATTACCCATTAAGTGCGTGATGCCAATAACAATATTTTTATTTACTGGAATAACATTAGCAACCTTACGACAAAACTTGGCAAGCAACTTAGCACCATCTGCTCTTTGCATTTTATCCATTTCACTGGTAATTTCTGCTTCTGTACACAAAGCGGAATAAGAGTCTATGATAAGAACTGATCCTGGAATTTCATTAATAATTTTTTCTGCAATCTGTAAATATTCTTCTGCGTGTAAAATCTTACCTTGTTGACTACCAATAACATGAAATCTATCTAGATTAAGTCCTGGTATTCCTTCTAAGTCTCGCTTCTTCAGTCTACCTTCAATGTTTAGGTAGTACACTTCGCGTGGAGTTTTTAATCCGCCCTGATACTCTGGTCTTTGAGCGGTTGCGGCAAAATCTAAAGATGTTGTTGTATTGTGTGTTACAATAAAATTATTAGTTAAAAATAATCCATCGCAAGAATCTAATTCTATACACTGGGTCAATACTGGTTGCATTTTTTCAATATTTTTAATGGTTCTATGTAATATTGGCTTTTGTCTTTTATGTCCACTGATTTTTCTGGGCAACGAAAAAAGCCTATCTATGTCATCTCCATGAATATATAATCTATATGATATAAATGATTTATTATTGCATCGGGTTGTTCTTTGTTTAGTGGCAACAGAGTATCCTAAACTTTCTAAGACTTCTTTCACATCTTTTATTAAACGAGTAGAGGTAGAGGTATATTCTGCTCTTTTTCCATGATCGTTATGTCCATCTGTGTCCATGAGTCCTTTGATAAGATTTAATCTATTTTGAATAGACGCATATTTGTATGATGTGGGTATGAACTTTGTGTGGGAAGATTTTCCCATAAGTCCCATTTTTTTTAGGTCTTTTGTTAGTGTGTTTTTGACAAGAGTACTAGATTCGACATTTCCGTTTATACTATAATCATACTTACTAATATGCTTAAAAAACAATCCTCTATTTTGACAAAACCTTTGAAATTTTTTAGCTATAAATTTATCTGATGTTGTAAATCTAGGAGTTTTTTGTGTTAAGCCACCATCACCAAGTAGACATCCTAATATATAAGGATCTATCGATAGCTTATTTTTTTGCTTAAAATAAACAGGTTTAGTTATTGGAATTTTCCATTTTGGTCTATCGCTATAATATAATCCTTCTTTTATAATTTCTTGTAGTGTGATGGTAAAATATTTTGTGTTTCTATTATTTCGAGATACTGTCCAGTTATGCTCAAGTCCGCACAACGACGTTGTTCCATCATTAAAGGTGACTTTATAGACATCTTTTTTGCCTTGAGGATAAACACCTATGACCCTCGACGTTCCGCCACTAGCGTTGCATACAATATCTCCAACTTTTATATCGCCCATTTTTATTGGACCGTTTGGAGTATAAACTGTTTCGCTAATTGCTAAATCTTTACCACATTTTGGTTGACCTGTTAGTACAACGAAACTACCTTCTGGTATACCGCCATTTAATACTATGTCTAATGATGGGCTAACCGGAATAATTATACTCTTGCGATCAACAATAGCATTGCCAGTAAGAATAATATCATCGCCAAAGTTTTTTACAACATCTTCTTTAAGACTCATTATCTAGATCCTTTAATTTTGAAATAATATTACGTTTGATTGGTGGCGTGTGACCAAATGATACATTCTCTGGTCTTTCATAAACCTTAGACAGGGTTTGATTCTCTGTCTCTATATGTCTCTGCTCTTGTTCTATGATAGCGGGAAGGTGTGGTGCTCGCAGTGAGTATATTCTTTCTGTTTTTGGATTATTCAATGCTCTAATAATCGCTGTATCAGAGTATTTTTTTAATAATGCATTTGCAGAAGGTATCTGGTTACGATAATATTTTTCCCACTCTGGAGTTAACCAAAATCTATAGTGTAAATCTTTCTTTTCCTTTTTTGCCCATTTTTCACAAATTAATTCTGTGATATACTGAGCAGAAGTTACACTTTTGCCATTCGAATATTTCGATGGATATTTTTTAGCAGACATCTCAATTTGCTTTTGGACGGAAAATATATCCTTGAGTTCTTTTTACTTGTTCAGAGTGTACTGTTTTCATAAACTCATCAGATAGTTGTGACGCTGCTTCGGTCATAATGCTAACAGTATTGTTCTTTTTAGCTGATGTTTGCCTGATCATGAGGTCTTTTGTCTTATCTGTTTTAGCCGGTGCTGTTTTTGTTTCTTCTTTTGGCAAAAACTTGTTGACGGTGGTGATTTTAATTCCTAATTCTTTAGCTACGTCTTTTGGATCCATCTTTTGGGATTCAAGTAAATATTTAATAGCATACTCTGTGTCTTTAGATAGTCTGGCCATTAGTTCAACTCTCTTTCTGCATTATTTAACCATGCTAAGTTTTTTGTTGCCAAGAAATTGACATACAAATCAAAAATTTGTTTATTGACTTCCTTAAATTCAAATTGTTTTCTACCAATTTTAGATAAGAACTTTGTATTTTGACCTTCGCTATATAAGCCAATTGGATTATATATTTTCCCATATGTTCCTACTTTAATATAGTATCTTAATGGCTTATTATCTACTTGTACGGACTTGGCTACCACGGCATTATTTTCTTCATTAGCCCTGGGTTTATTATCTGTATCCAAAAAATCGTGTTCGCCCAACAGAGTATAATAACTATTAATTCTATTTATTGGCGGTGTGTTTTGTTGATGAAATATAAATTGATCGTTCTTTAGGTCGGCCATATTGTCTTGACTCCTTTTTTCATTCGTGACATTCCCGTTGGAAGAGGCGCTTCTTCTTTGTGTTCTTTATAAGAATTATGCTTTTCGTATAGTGATGTTTTTTCATCATCGCTGAGTCTATCTCGATTACGATTTGCTAAATCGCCTATGGTTTTTAATTCACTATCAGATTTCTTAACAGATGCCATTTGTGTGGAAACATCTTTACAGTATAGTCTATGGGTTTCTTTTTTACCACAGTCTATACAAACTGGATTATCTGTATAGTCTTTTATATGAAAAAATAATTCAAAATCAATATTACATTCTGAACAAAAATAAGAATATGTTGGCATTATATTAAATAAGATTCCGGTAGGTAAACCATCCATTCCTGTGGAATGTCTTTCTTTATCTTAAACAGGTGGTGTGTAACGGGCAAGTATTTACAATTTTTTTGTGGAACAATAGGCATGGTCTTAAGTGGCATATTAGCCTGTTTGGGTGTACGATTACCCTTTTTGCTATTACAATGCACACACGCTGTTACTATATTAGTCCAGCATGTTGGTGTTCCTATTTGACTCTTCCATAAAGATTTTGGTATCACATGATCATATGTTAAGTCTGTAGTATCAAATATATTATTACAATATTGACAAGTATGATTATCTCTAATAAATAGATTTTTACGAGAAAATTTTACACTATGAAGATTGATCCTAAAATATTTTCTTGTTTTGGCTACTGCTGGGATTGGATATTTTTTATTGTTAGTACCAATGATATAATCATTTTTATAAAAGTCTACAATTTCTACACTATTTTTTTCGTGCTCATATCTCATAGACCAAATAAAGGCTTTTTTCCAATTAATAATGGTCAAAGGAGTATAATCAGCATTAAGTACCAAACATCTACTATGACTTAGGTTCATTTTCGTATGAGTCCAATCGTCCTAAAATTTTCCCGATAATAGGATTTCTCACAATATCTTTCATATCTAAATAAGAAATACCTATACCATCAACACCATCTAATACTTGAGTCATGGTGTAAAAACCACCCTGCATATGCTTATGAAGATCTGATTGGCTGACATCACCTGTCAATACCATTTTACTACCATTACCAAGTCTTGTCAATAACATTTTTAATTGATCATACGAAGCATTTTGACACTCGTCAGCCACAATAAAACAATCATGAAAATTACGACCTCTCATCAGTCCTAGTGGCACAATTTCTACTTTATTATTAGTTTTTAAGCTAGTATACTGTGCTGGTGCTATAAAATGATTCACTTCATCTAAGAGAGGTAATAGGTATGGATGTAGCTTTTCTTCTGCTGTACCGGGTAAATAACCAATTTTTTCTCCGGACTCAACTACTGGTCTAGTAATAACTATTTTTTTAACCTTTTCTTCTAATAGATATTCCAGAGCCATACCTATTGCTATATGTGTTTTACCGCTACCGGCAACACCTTGACAGAAAGTAATATGGTTTTCTGAAACGGTACGAATATAATCTTTTTGATTATCTGTACGTGGTCTTAATCTATTTCTATAGAATGGTCCTGATTGTACAATATTGTTTGTAAGGTCAATAGTTTTAGATTTCTTTTGTGCATTTTTGGTTTTTTTTCTCAATGTATACCCTTTATGGATAGAGTTAAATTAGACAAGCGCCACCGGCACAACTAATTTCCTCGATCCCGACTGTGTTATCCTCTGTTTCTGATAGTTGTGTGTAATCAACCTTTTTGAAACTATTAAATAAATCACAATAAATCTTCCAATTATAAACATCTTTCATGCAATAAGTTAGTCTTCTTACGTCTCCATCAAAATATTTGCCAGCAAAATTCTTCATTTTGGTAACAAACACAAGCTTTGATTCGGGATGATCTTTGTGCGCCTGATTCAATGTTACATAATCACATGCTGCCCAAAGATTATTATCAAATGCATTTAATCCTAATTCTATTAAACCAGAACACCACAAAGCAGCATCCCCATATTCTTTAACAATTTCTCTACTGGTATAAACAGTAGTAAATGGTGCTTGTGGATAATCCTTGTCTCCGCTTTGTGGAATAAGAGATATGCCAGCAAAATATTTTCTATTATCATAGATATATTTGGTAACCTCATTCCATTCATCTGGTTTTACTGTTACCGTATTGCTCACATTATGACTTAGATAATCCTGAGTACATAATGCTTTATTTTTTCCAGAGTTGACCCAATTTTTTTGTGTTTCTTTTACCACTGAAAGCATTTCTACTGCTGGTAATTGATTTTTAAGTTTGGCACCATCTGGTACTTCTATGGGAAATTTAATTACCTCATCGGTGTTATTTGCCGACCACGATGATTTTTCGCAGGCTTGCGGGTTTAATTTCTTAAAGTGTTGGTATGGTGCTTCTAAAATATTTGCCTGTACATGGCGAATATATCGTTTAGCATGGTGTGGGTGGATACCAGAACTTGTACCCAACATACTACTACTGGTGCCTTCTGGTTTTAGGCATGTTACTCTAGCAGCCTGATTGATATTAATCTTTTCAGAAATAGATTTGTTGGTTTCTACTGCGATTTTTGCGCCTTTAGTTAATACTTTTTCTGTAAGAACTAATTCGTGCTTTTCCATAGTACCCGTTAGAGATACGCCTAATAAAGCTTCTCTTTCAAAAATCTTTTCACTAATGTCACCAAGATAAGCAAGCTTAGTAAAACCAGCCTGTAAAGTGCCTATAATAGCTGCGGCTTTGCACCTTTCATAAAAATCTTCCTCGTCTGTTACGCTAGAGCAATTGATGGTTGATAGATTGCATCCTTGCCAGCCACTTTTGCCGCTCTCTTCGTCGATTGGCCACATACCAATTTCCACACAGTTATGAACATATACTCCGTCATTGTCAAAAGCATGTATATTCTCTACTGTACAATCATAAACGTCTAGTTCACCAACTACAACTTTATTAATTAGTATATCGGTAAAATTGGTTCTATTTGGCATTCTTTTATAGTTGCTAACAATCGTTTGAATTTTTTCTAGTTTATTAGTATTTTTTATTGGTATATACTTCGCAAATCTTACAATATTATCATTACTAATTACTAGTTCATGAGAGGCTTGACAGAAATAGTCTTTTGTGCCGCCTCTACCGTCTGGCATTGATCTTTCACCTTCTATTCTGCGATTCTTGTAAATCTTAGAATAAATACCAAAGGAATTGAGTGCTATTTGTAAATTTTGTAAATTTTCAAGCTGAACCGAGGAGATTCTAAGTGATGAACCTTTTGTATTATTTACTAAAACTGTTCCGTCAGCATCAAAATATCCGGCGACCAATCCTGAGATGTAACTCCATGAACCACAAACAGATTCTTTTGTAACCTTCTTTGAGGTGCCAACCATACAATTTTTACTGATAGCAAAATCCATTAACTGCTTGGATTCTATTGAGCTATAGACAGCCACTGTACTCTGTGTATCATGATGAAGATTATTGATAAATCCAACATCAGACAACATATCATAAGCGTCTTTTCTATATTGTTCTTTTGATTCCCCCCACCACTTTAGCTGAGCGGCTGACTTAGAGTTGTTGCCGTCTCCTAAAAATAGTCCTAATAAGTAGCCCTTTTTCCAGTCTTGTGATTCAAAATTTATATTAGCTGTATAATCATATGATCTATGATTATTAATAACAACAGATTCTCCGAAGTTTATAGATCCTGCTTCTTTCCATCCAGTAGTGGTCATAATTTTATGATTTGGTGTTACTTTTAATGTTCTACCAGATTTAAATTCAAGTTCTATAACTTGTTTGGTTCCGGTTTTCCAAAACCCTTTGTAACTTGGATAAGAAATTCCATCAACTATTGCATTAAAACCTTTGTTGATTAGGTCTGATACCATCTGTAAACCACGATCAGTGACTACAGTGGAATCGTCAACAACACAAGGATTAAAAATCATTTCTGTGGATTCGCTCCAAATAAATCCAGGCTCTCCAAATTCTTTCACACTTTCCATAAGGACTTGGAATTCTTCAAAAGTTGTTTCGTTTTTTAATAAAAGAGCTGAATTATTACTACGCGCTCTTTGTGGATTATCAATATACCAGTTGCCAGTTTTAGCCTTCGCCATTTCTTCATCATCTGGACTAAATAGTGCAAGACTAGCAGAACGACGAACACCACCACTTAATACAGCATCACTACTATGCATCACAATATCATAAGCGTCAATAGGGCGTAGTTTCTTTTGTCCATTAACAATACAGCGATCAAGTAATGCTCTGATCTTCTCTAAGCCATTGGCTAATGGTTCAAATCCAGGGGCTTTGCCTACTCCGCTTGCTAGTGATGATCCTTTTGCACGGATATTGCTGTAATCAAAAACGACGTATGTATTTTTATACTTTTTAAACTCTTCAACAGGTTTACTAAAATAGCTGCTGAGTAAAACACCAAGAGCATCAGCCCATCCTTCAATACTGTCATCTATCGTATATTTTGTTCCTTCGCCTTCTGGTGGGTTGTGTTCTAGATTTGGTAGTTTAGAAACATGGTGTTTTTGTACGCTGAATCCTGTGCCACTACCACACAATAATAACCAAAAACATTCTTGGAAGAATCTTAGTCTATCACAATATGAACTGGTGCAGTTATAGATCTTGGCGTGTCTCTTAAGAATAGGGTCGCCACCAAATTGAAGTGCTCTTTGACTTCCTAGTACTTTCTTTTTGTACATCATATCATATGCCCAATTTATCTCTTCCGAAATACCAAAATCCGCATACTTAGTATGCATCATATTTTTAACGCGCTCGACTGCTTCTTTCCAAGTTTCACGACGGCTTTTATCTTCTAACCAACGAGCATACTTACTAACAAATGTATAATTTTGCAGTTCTTGAAGCGCGGACATATTATCTCCTATTTAAAATTGCGAGAATTCCTAGTAATACAGTCATATGAAAAGAAAAATTAACCATTTCTGTATTACCACTGATTAAATAATAAAAATAAACGAATAAACTAATATAGAATGCTAATGTATTCATAATACACCGCCAAGTTCTTTGATCCAAGAAAGATTTGGTTCTATATATGAAATTTTAATACCGCTCATTTGTATAAAAGCGTCAAATCTTTTTTGTGCATTTTCATCAAATAGATGTGTACCATGATTATTTGTCATAATAACCGTGTTTATTCCTTCTTGCCATAAAGCCATAATACAGTCGTTGCAGCATTGTCCTGTGACATATGCAATACCGTTGTCTGGTCTGACCACACAGTTTGATAGAGCGTTTCTTTCAGCGTGTATCATCCACGGATATTTTTCTGGCCTAGTATTTGGTAGTAATTTATCGTCTAGACCTCTTGGAAAACCATTATATCCGACACCCAGTATTCTGTTGTGGGTGTCTGTGATCACACAACCGTGTTGTGTTTGCATATCATGACTACGTTGCGAAACGACTTTCGCAAGTCCTAAAAAATAATCAGTCCAACTTGGCCGCATGAAATTTTATTTTTCTAAT